TAATCCTCAAAAATCAGTCGCCTGAAAAATATCCGAACCTCAACTTACTAAAAAAGAGGCTGCGCCGTAAAACCTTAATTACGACACAGCCTCATTGTTTTACGCTATCGGCACAAAATCAGCGAATTAAAGTAAATGCTTTTATTAACAATAGTTAAAAATAACTATTTGCTTTAATTATTAGGTCAAAATATTTGGTAGATTAAAGTAAAAGATATAACTTTGCATCGTAATCAATAACACAACCCAATAAGTAAGAAGTTATGAAACTTAAAGACAACGGCCAAATCGCAATCGACTCGACAGACATACTGAAACAGAATCGCTATCGTTTTGAAATCGATACAGAAGACATCGTGATGGGCTTCGCTAAAACGATGAAAACGACAACGCGCAACGTTCAAAAGGCAATCAACATGCTTAAAAAGGTGTGCAACGACTGCGGCACTTTCATCTCGCCCAGTGTGCGCATTGTAAGCGTCAGAATGTACCAGAACAACGAACTCGTTAAATCCCTTAACGCCTAAACAGTAAGAAGCCATGAAATCAGATTTTTGGTTAGACAAAGACGCTGAATTGACAGTCAGAGAACTGAAACAATATATTCAGAACCTACCGGATGAAGCAGTCGTAAGACTGAGCAACGGTCATGCTGTATGGCGCGTGACTGACATTGAGCAGAACGTAGAATACGGCGATGTGAAAGACCACGGCCACATAATACTCACCGGCGCACACATGCCCAAATAACACAATGATATGGCAAGAAAACACGACTACATGTTATTAGGTCGCCTCTTATGCGACTGCAAGTATTATCTTGGCAACGGCAATCGTAGCGCACGGTGTTTGTGGGCTTGCGACGAACAAGAGCAGATAAACAAGATGCGCGAGCTATGGGATGGGATGCCTGAAAACGGCAAACCTGAATGGCTGACAAGAGAAGAAATCGACAACTACGCCAAACAGATGGGCGTTAAATGATACGGCTATGGCAAAAACAGCATACAACCTCGTTACAACGACAAGAACAACCGCCGGCGCGGAGTCGCAGTACGTCAACCCGCTTGGCTCGGTTGAAACCGACGGAATGGAAGATGTCATCCTTGCGTGGTGCATCATCGACTATTCAAACGCCCTTATGAAGAAGCTCAAGAGCGAGGGTTATAAGGTCGCCAATATTGAAGACCATCAAGATTTTCAATGGCGCAAAATTACCCTGTCTGACGGCACAACAATGACTATAACCACTCAAGCAGCGTAATATGTTAGCCACGGATAAGCAAATCAACTATCTGCAACAGTTGGCGGATAAGGTAGAACGGATGCACAAGGCGCACCCCGGCGCGGTCAAGTGCAAGACCCCATACATCGACTGGCATACGGAACGACACAAGGGCGTAACCACACTGGATGCCTCAATCAGAATCAAGGCGTACAAGACCATAATCCGGGAAACCAACTTTACTTTCATGCTTCTTGGCTTCGCCCAAATGTAAACCCAAAGAATAGCAAATAATGGCAACACTTATAAAGGCAGACGGAACACAGACCGTCGTACACCCTAAAGCCGGCATCGGCAAGACGTTTACTCTTGAAGAAACGCAGGCATACGTTGACGGCTATATTGAACACATCCACCTCGGCGACGGAAAGATTGCCGTGGTCAATGAAGAGGGGCGCATCATGGGGCTTAAACCAAACGCCCGCGCAAGCCTCGTAACCGGCTATAATCTTGTTGGCGATGTCTTAATCTGCGATAATAGCGAATTAGATTAGGCCAAGAGCAATAAAATCACTAATTTTGCAGTACAACTAAACGCGAAAGTACAATCATGGTAACAATTAAGATAGAATTTGAATACGAGGGCAAGCGGCACAACCTCAAGGCGATGCTTAACAATGACCTATCAAAGTTAAGCAAAAGTAAAAATAACAACGCCACGGAAATTGTTGATGACTTCGGCGACGATGGGCGGTGGTCTTTGTATTTTGCCGATTTCGATGATGGGCATGATGTAGAGGTGATGATGTATCGTGATGCTGATGGCGATAAACAGCTTGAGGCTGATTATGCAATTATTTGGAACAAAGGTAATAATGGTGTCATAGAAGATGAGATTGACGTAAAATCCAGCGTTAAACACACCTAAAACATATCATGGAATCCGAGAACTATTACGAGGTATTTACCAACGTCAACCATGCTGCAAGTAAGCTCTATGCGGTTGAAATGGTCTTTACGCTTGAAGAAGCACACGAAACGCTTAAAAGCATGAAATCAAGGGTATGCGGAAAACGACCTCGCAAATTCAAGGGCGCATACGCCGACGATGAAGATAAGCCACTCGTTAACTTTGAAATTGTGCGCGTTATTGATGGCTGCGCCGAAGAAGATGCCACATATCAGACAGATTGGTATCACGCATTACGGAAATAGAATTACTTGATGAAATAAGGATATTGATTACAAGCGTCTTCATACGCACTTATTGGGTAGCCCCGGCAATGCGCTGGGGCTTTTCTTTTGCGCCGGTCTTCCGCGATTAAATTTAATGCTTATTTTTCTTGAAAAGTTGCTGAAAAATTTGCACAATTAAAGTATTTACTTTAACTTTGCGGTGTAATCAATAACACCAATATAAGTGAACAGTATGGATACGACTAAAGAACTGAACGCAAGACTTGAGATAGTGAACCTCAAGGGATACAGATTCAACACGCCTAAAGGCATCTGCACGATGCGCGGCTTCGCCTTTTACATCAAGGGCAAGGGCTTTGTAAGATTCAAGCACAACCTCCCCGGCGTACCTTATGCGCCCTGTGGCGGCAGAAAGGCGTTACTTTCAATCCTGAACAGTGGCGGCTTCGTGAACTATGACGGCTTAGAATTTACCAACCCCATCAGCGAAAACTAACACGACCATGACAACAGAACAGCGCAAAGCGATAGCTACGGAAGCAAAGATACCTTTCTGCAATGTGGCGGCTTTCAGAAATCCCGCCAATGCAAAGAGCTATCTTCGCCATACGGTCAAGATGAACATGGTGATGCGTGTCAAGGATGAATACTGGATAGTATCACCTGCGGAAGCGCAGCGTCTTAACAAACTCGGTTACGAATACGCAAAGATTTAATCGCCATGTCAGCAAAGCAATCCCTTAAAAATTACATAGCCTATCTTATCGGCAAAGGTCAGAGCATCGGCTTACTTGAAACCGTAAAAACAGACGTACCGCGCACGGACGGCATAGCCGGCACAAGCGAATTTGAAATCACGGAATTGTACCGCGATAATCGCGGCGTGTGCTGCATCAGTGACGGCATCAATTACCGCAGTGTTCACGAGCTTACGGAAAACCAGTGCAAGCATATTCTTGTCAACCTTTAATCGGCATCATCATGGGCATATTAAGACTTAAACGAGTTCACGGAACGGATTACGAAAGATATAACGCCGGCTATGCGCTTTATGAAGATGAAGCCGGTCGCCAGTATAGTGCATTTGTGGGTCGCGGAAACATGCCAGACCCTCGCTTCTGGGCTACACTCAATCAATATGGGGAACGTGACCTCAGTATCTTCACACGCGAATATTGCGAATATCAGGGCATCGACCGCCCACAATACACGCAAATTGAAATCATCGCCTAAAAATCTCGCCATCAGCGAAATGCGGAAGCCGACAGCCATAATCGGCTTATAATGGGCATGTAGCCACGTCTGCCGGGATTTGAACGGCAAAAGTTAAAGTGTTTACTTTGTTAAATAATCTTAAATAAAAGTATTTTCTTATATTTTTATTTGGTAAATTAAAGTATTTACTATAACTTTGTAACCGTAATCAAAACCCAATAAGATATGAAGACTACAAGCAACCCCTACAAGATTGAACACGTCAGCGATTTTGGCATGGCCTATTATCAGGTAGTGCGCAAGCGCGACGAAGTCATTCTCTACGCCAATAGCAATATTGATAACATCGCCTCTTTCATTCTTGACGAGGGCATCGACATTGCCGGCTTTGACGCAGTGCCAGAATTTGCAAACAATCACGTATTCTAAATCTGAACGACCATGACCGCTACAATAGAACTTATACAAGAGGCAACCCCAAGAGGCGAATACAAGCCCACAACGCTTGACGAGCAAAAGGCTAAAGCAGACATTCTCGTTACGGCGATTGATAGCCACTATGAAATCGTAGTAAAGAATCCAAGCATAAAGCTCAAAGGGCGCGGCATCAAGCGCAGCACGTACATCGGCAACATCTTCTATGTGACCGAGCGCGTCTATAAGCAGCTTTGCAAAGAATACAACGTAATGTGTGACTTCTAAACAATCCCGGCTATGACATCAAAAGAGAAGATATACGCGCAAATCCTTGAAACGCGGAACGCAATAGATAAGCTGAACGGCAACGCACCGCGTTACGACATCGACAAGTGCCTACGCACCAACTATGCGCAGACGCACACAAGAGCAGAACTTAACGCAGAACTGGGCATAGCCCAATCATGCCTACGGAACACCCGAAGCAAAAAGGCGATTGAAAAATGGTACGGCACACCCGCCGGCATCGCCTACCGCGAAGAGCATGAGGCTAAAATCAAAAGCCTACGGCGCGAAGTCTTGAACGCCCACCGCGATACAACAAGCGAAGTGCATCGCTTCATCTATCAGCACCTCGGCAAGCAATGGCGTGTGCGCGTCATCGGCGAAAGAGCCATGACGTTAGAACTACTTGACAAGGACGGAAAGAGCCAATTCGGATACGACATTGAGTTTTACTACGGCTATGAAACATGCAACCCGGATAAGTTTGAAATCAGTTGCTCAAGCATCGGCGGCTATGACCCCACACAGGACTCACGCAGACTTGACTATTTCATCGGTCTGACCACGCTATCAAAGTATGACGTGGCCACGGAACTGAAAAGCCTCTTGAAGTCTTTCTCGGATTATTGCTATCGGCAGGGCAATGAAATCTACCGTCTTGAAAACGAACTTGAAAACCCACCTTGCAATGGCTAAAGAAAAAGAACCGGTATTATGCTACTTTCATTTCATGTATAACCAATGGAATGAACAGACGGCACAAGAAGTATTTGCAGACGCTTCATGCGGCTGGGAGTACCTATGGCAGAAGTGGATGCGTTTCTGCGACGATTACGGCTACTACGGTGCGATAATGATGTATTACACCGAGGGTCTTGACTACGGATTACAAGCAAAACTATCACAAGCAGCATACAAGTATTACAATGGCGAATAAAACCAACTTACCACCCATCAACCTCAACCAGTTTGAGGCCGATACGCGATTTGACATTCGCGACGCGATGCCCGAACTCGCCGTCTTCACAATTTTATGGCACAACATGGGCTACGGAACTGACCCCGTGGGAGTCGCAGAAACCACAAAGGCGCACATGCTGACGCTACCCTTTGTCTTCGCAATACGCGACAGACTGCGCGAAGACGGCAGATGGCCGGAAGAACATAACCTTGAGAACTGCGGCATCCTTACGTCGATACTGATGCTCAAGGCCGCGAAGATTGAACCGGCGAAGCTGAAAGAAATGCGTGATACAATCTCGCGTGAGGCAATCGCCCATAGATTCTTTTAACGCCCATGTTCAACGAATTTCAACCCATAAAGACGCTTGCGGAAGTAAGGGCTTTCGCAAGCTATCTTTACTTTGACCTTTCGACCACGTTTCATCCTGACAATGATTTTGCGGAATACGTGACCCATGACGGCAATCCGGCGTTTACGCCAATCCGCGCATCCCGGCTCAACGAGCGCATGTCTGAATGTTGCAAGGTCTGCGAGGCTTTCGGTGTCGATGTTTACGACTTCATGGATGTTGCCGGCATCTATTTTGAAGCCATCGCATCCGGGCAAGACGTAGAGCAGGCAAGAAATGCCGCTTATTTCGCGTCTGACGGCTCGGAATAGGTCAAAACGATAAGATGTACCACTCGCATGTCAAACGCCGTTTATCGCGCTTCTATCGCACTGATACGGCTATTTTATCCCGTCGCCCACATACGGCATAACGATAACCACAACAAAAAAACCGACAAAGATATGACATTAGATGAATTTCAGCAGCAATCAATCGCCCACGTCAAATGGGGCTGGACTGGCGACTACGCCGCGCACTTGTTGAGCCGGTTTAATGACCGCAAGGAATGTAGCAAGATATTCAGCCGTTGCCGACTGGTCGCATATCGCAACTGCATCTCAATCGGGGATGCCCGTCATCATCTGATAAGCCACGGCAAGATATAAAACGCCTGAACAAAGACGGAAAGAGTGACGTTATATTTCTTTCATTCTTTCATTCTTTATTATACTCTCTATATTCTTTATTCTTGTTTATGGCTGTAAAACCCGATTTAAGTAAAATAGCACCTTTGGAACGCGCTGATTATTAAGATGTTGACCAGATATTTTGCTGGAGGCTTGTTGGCTATTGGATGTTTCTTTGATGGCTGGCGTGTTTAAGTAAACATAGCCTACTGCACTGAAAATAAAAGAGTTTGTCGATGTATTTTGTTGGTCATTGACTCCGATTTACTTAATAAGGTTTATTAAGTAAAAACGCACAAAAATCGCGGAAAAATCGCCTTGATGGTTGTCTGATGTTTCTTTGATGGCTATTTGTTGGCGTTTTGTTGGTCATAAAATTAAGTAAATTGTTATAATATGCTGATATACAGATTAAAATAAACACATTTTGTTGGCTGTAATCGTGACTTGTTTTGTTACGTCATCCACAATGAGTAAATTTGCAGTCGGAATACACTAAAAATCAATCATAAATAACACTACAATGAAGCATTTTATCAAGATGGCAATCGCCCTTATTCTGGGTGTGGTCGCATTGGGCTTTCAGTCGTGCGGAAGTGACGATGACGAGCCGGATGCAAAGGTTTACGCTACTGTTTCTGACATTCAGGGAACGTGGCACGGAACGCTGGACGGATTCTATTACCGTTTTACCTTTAACGGCGACAACTACTCGTACAATCAGATGAACGTGGCCGACAACAACATCACCGCGTCTTCAAGCGGAACGTTTACCATCAAAGACCACAAAATCGTTTTCTCCGGCGGCAAGAATGAAGTGCCGTGGAGTGATGAGGAAATCTTCTGGACTAACAGCATGAAGAATTATCTACAAATAGGGCAATACTTGAGCCTATTCCCCGGAAAGTAAGAATCCGTCAACATCGACGTATGGGCGCATCGGTCATCACGACTGGTGCGCTTTCTTTGTTTATAGAAAAAGGCGACACGCCTCTCAGCGCATCGCCACAGGAAAGGGTGTGTGAAAAAGGGGTCATTGTTGTTTGATTTCAGCAGTCACGCCGTCAGTGCCGGTCATGTCTGCCGGGTTAATCGCTTTCGCGGAATCGGGATTTTCAGCAGCCACCGACAATCCTAAATCGCAGAAGCCCTTGCAAGCACCGCGATAGCCGTTGAAAAATTCAATGGCGGTCATGCGCCGCTTGTTCGGCATCTGCAATTCAAGCACGGAAAGAAGTTCGTCACCACAGGCGATGTATAACTTGCGGTCTTGCCAGAACAGCTCGCCGGGTGCATGGTAGTCACGCGGTATGCCGGTCTTTTCCGTCTTGAAAATCTTGACGCTCATTGCTTGCTTCCCAAGCATGGCTAACGAAGTCCACGCCGATGGGATGGGCGAAAGTGCGCGTATGAAGTCATAGACGTAATCAGCGGGCTTGAGCCACGGAATGATACAGTCCTTGCGATGTAGCTTTGGCGCGTAGCAGGGCTGGATGAAGTCGCAGATAAGCTCCGACTGAGGAATGGGGTTGCATGAATGGGCTATGCGCTGAATGGCATCGTCCATCATTTCCGCACCGGCTATGCGCAGTTTGATATGAACGTCTTCCGCGTTATCGTCTTTGTCGATGCCGATAGCAAGGTTGTTGATAATGCCGCCGGTGTCGATTTTGTCTTCAAGCATGAACGTTGTCACGCCGGTTATGGTGTTGCCGTCCTTGATGGCGGATGCGATAGTGGAAGCACCGCGATACATGGGCAGTAGGGATGAATGGAGATTGACTGTTCCCCACTTCGGAATGGTGTAAAGCGCACGTGGCAGTATCCTGAACTCCACGACTACGCCAAGCGTCGCATGAAGATTATGGATGTGTCGCAGAAATCTGTTGGAGTCGAGCTTCCGTGGCTGGAAAACAAGAATACCCATAGACTCGGCATAGACCTTGACCGCAGACTTGCGCACGACCTTTCCGCGACCGCTGGGCTTATCCTCCATTGTTACCACGGCGGCGACATCATAGCCGCGCTCTACAAGCATCTTTAGCGTAGGCAGTGCGAACTGACCATTTCCGAAAAACACAATGCGGATGCCCTGACGCACCATCGGCTTTGCCGGGTCATATTCCGGATATGCGGAGATTTCCGTTTCGTCGGCTACCGTATAGCCGCCGTTACGCAGGCGCACGAAATAAGAGCCATCTTCTACCGGGTAAAGAATCCGACCCTGACTAAGTATTCCGTTGTCTTCATTCGCGCATAGCAGGCTTGATGGAACTTGCACCGATTGCCCTACGCGATAGAGTGGCGTTTTCATCGCGGTGTGGCCGTTTTGATGTCGATACGCGAGCCGCACTGCGGGCAGATAATGGTCGCCGGATTTGGAGCAAGGTAATCCGTGAAAAGCGAAGCCACAGGCACGTCAAGGGCTTCCGCAATCTTCTCAAGCGTGGAGATGTTGGGATTGGTCTTCTCGTTTACGATGCTGCCGATGGTCTGCGGCGTAACGCCCAGTTTGTCCGCGAGTCCTTTAAGGGTCATTCCCTTTGAAGCTACGATAGCTTTAATTCTGAACTTTGACATAATATGTATTTTACTGATTGGGTTGTTTTAGGCTGTTTTCTGCAAAGTTACTGTTCCGTAGGTTTATAGAACGTGCGCCAACTGCAAATAATTGTTAAATACTGATTGAAATAATAGTAAATACTTGCACAGTAAATAATATTAGTGTATCTTTGCAACGGTTAAATTAAAGTTGACCACCTTAAAACAATGAACCAAGCAGAAAACGACATAGAAGAGGATTTCGACGATTACGCATACGATAGCAACTATGACCTCTACGATAGTCTGGATTGCGATGACGTGCGCGATATGACCGACCGCCCCTCGCGTTTTGTTCAACGCCACATCCTGCCCGGTCTGCATCCCTTGATTGAAGAAATGAGGGCTAACAATGGCATGGCGAAGATGGGCGAAGAATTAAGATGCCCTATGTGCGGAAGAAAGTTTGTCAAGAAGTCTTACCAACAGAAATTCTGCACAAACGACTGCAAGGTTAAATACCACAACAAACGACAGGTATGGTACTGACACAAAGAGTAAATACCCCGCTATTCGGGGAGGCGCAGATGTTCAGCGAGCAAGTATCTACCGCCGGCATACGCAAGGCCGTGATGGATGGGCGCAAGATGCGCGTCCTGCCACACGCGGAATGGATGAAGTTTTCATGGGCTGAAATTCGCACATTGCTTCACGAAACCGCCACCTATGTTGTGCCGACCGAGGAGCTTATCGATTACCTTGATGAGCTTATCGGCGATGAAAAGGCTATTGAGATTTGCGCCGGCAACGGATACATCGGAAGTAATCTTGACATAATGATGACCGATAGCTATCAGCAGCAGGATGACAAGATGACAGTAATGATGTACGACCTTATGAGGCAACCGCGCATCAAATATCCCGGTTCGGTCTTGAAGATGGAAGCAAGTCAGGCAGTACGTCGCATGAAGCCGCACACCGTTATTGGATGCTATGCCACGCATAAATGGCGCGATGATGTTCAGAACGGAAACGATAAAGGCGTTGACTTTGCCGACGTGTTCGCGCACATTCATCGTCTTATGCTTGTGGGTCACAAAATAACACACAAGCATAATCCGATGATGGAATTGCCCCACGAAGAAATAGAGCTGCCCGGCTTGCTTACAAGAGCCGCCGACCAGTCGCTAAACCGAATATTCATCTGGGAACACTGATATGGAAACAGCAATAAACAAAATAACGCCGACGATAGAACAGATGTGCCACTTGCAATCACTTGGCGACAAGTGCAACGGCGCAAGCATGGTCTATCATCCGGTATCTGCACATTCTGAAATCTTCAAGTTGGAGGTTGGGAATGTGGAACACAAGCGCGAATTTTGGGCTGAACCCAAACGCATTGCATTAGTGGGCGAGGGTTTCTTCGACCGGATGCACGGGCGCGACGTGCCGGCATACACCGCCGATGACATTATGGCGAAATTGCCGGAATCAATTCTTATCAACGGCATCTGGCATCGCCTTTTCATAGGCAATAAGCACGTTGACGGTCTTCACGTCTTCGCGGCATCATACTCTTTCAGGGATGATAGCGGAAGATTTGTAGCAGCGCGTCAGGATACCGAGTGGGAGTCCACAATTTTTATCCAGTTGCTTTATGCCGTCTATCTATGGTGCATTGAAAACAAACACATCAATCTCTCGGAAAATGACCATTGAAGAAGTTCTTACACTGATAAGCCGCATCGCATTTATTTGCTGTCAAGGCTGTCTGATTGCCTTTGGGGTTATGCTATGGCGGCAGAATAAGGCGCGGAAAAAGCGTGAAGAAGAATATCGGCGCGACTTTGAAGCCTTGCAGAATCTTTCTGGCGAAGAATACTGGAAAGCCTACGCGGAATTTAAGCAAAAGTACATCAATAAATAAACAGTATGAAATTACTATTTTTCGATTTAGAAACGACCGGTACGTTGGTCAACAAGCACGGAATACACCAGATGTCCGGTTTCATTGTCATCGACGGCGAAATCAAGGAGAAATTCAATCTCCATGTTCGCCCCAATCCGCAGGCGCAGATTGACCCCGCCGCATTAGAGGTGGCTGGCGTGACGGAAGCGCAAATCAAGGCTTACCCTCCAATGGAGCAGGTGTATGCCGGCTTCGTGGATAAGCTATCGCAGTACGTTGACCGCTACAACAAGAAAGACAAATTCTTTCTCGTCGGCTATAACAACGCATCATTCGACAATCAGTTTCTCCGTGCGTGGTTCATTCAGAACGGCGATAAATACTTTGGCTCATGGTTTTGGGCTAACAGCATAGACGTGATGATAATGGCGACACCATACCTCGCGGAACGCCGCGCCGAGATGGAGAATTTCAAGCAGGGCACGGTTGCCAAGACCATCGGCATAACCGTGGAAGATGACAAGCTGCATGATGCCCTCTACGACATCGAAATCTGCAAAGCCATCTACGACAAGGTTTGCGGAAAGTATTAACCCCTAATCATCATACCAAATGAGAATCAAGAAGCAAAAATCATTCAAGAACGGTACGGTGTACTGCCTTGAGCTGGAAGACGGAATGTTGGTAGAAACAACCGACACATTTCTGCCTTACTACACAAAGGATGCAATCGGTCGCAAGCAGAATTTTCTTGACAACAATCAGCTCGGCAGTCGTGCGGAACGCTGGATGATAGGCGTATCCACAATGAGCGGATGCCCGGTTCACTGCAAATTCTGCGCAACAGGCAACATGAAGCGTTGGCGCAACCTTACGGCTGACGAAATTGTCGGTCAGGTGGAATTTGCCATCGCACAGGCAGGGTTCAACCCGGCAGATGCCCGCGAGTTCAAAATCAACTACACGCGCATGGGCGAGCCGTTCTTGAACATCGACGCGGTTAAAGAAGCCATCGCCCGCATCACGGAAAAATATCCGAATACGCATCACTACGTTTCAACCATCGGTATCGCCGGCAGTGATTTCTCCTTTGTCAAGGGGAACGTGACACTCCAGATAAGTCTGCATAGCTTTGACGATGACAAACGTAACTGGCTTATCCCTTACCCCAAGAAGATGACCATCGAAGAGCTGGGGCGCATACGCACGGAAAGCAACCTTAAAACGACCATCAACCTTACGCTCGTTGACGAGTCGGATTTCGACGCAGAAAAGCTGGCGCAGTATTTTGACAAGGATTATTTCTTTGTCAAGTTATCGCCCATCAATCCCAACAGCATATCGGAAAAGAACAATCTCGGTAACGGTGTTATCGAGGGCGTGAACATTGTATAACCACTTAACACAACAACCACATGGAAGCAATCAAGAAACAGCTTGAATCTATGGGTTACGATTATGCGGTAGCAATCGCAACCAAGTCGGAAATCGAAAACGGTGCTGCCTGCGGGCAGCTCGCAATCATCGCCGAGTAACCCCGGAAACCGGCGACTTGAGGGATGCTTCGGTATTCTTCAAGTCGCCATTACCCTTGAATCAATGGAAAATTTTCTATTTACAATCCCAGTGTTAGGCTTGGTCGCTGTTTTAAGCATCCCGCTATGGGCATACTTATCCTACAAATCACATAACCGGAAGCTGCGTCGCATCTATAACGAAATCAAGATTGGCGACCGCTATCAGTTCACAATACCTCCGATGCATCCATTTGATGAGCTTCAAGTTTACAAGGCGACTATTATAGGCAAAGCGTTAGCGGGTGGTAAATCCCCGTGGGTGCAATACCGCTACGATGATGGCTCGGTGTCGCAAGATGAATTAGGCGAGTTCTTGACGTGGCATGAAGCAATAACCGATTAAAATATTCAGTAATGGAAAGAGATGAAAGTAAGACAACCCAGCATGAGTCCTTTGGTATAATCAAAGCCCATCGCATTGTGGGTCATTCAGGCTTTATGTTTGGCTCTGACGCGAAATTGGATAGTTTTATCCAGATTGAAATCACTAAAAATTCAAGCGTGGAATATGACCGAGTGTTGGGCCGTAGGACTTATTCTTCAAACAAATTGGAAGATTCGGTTATAGCCATCAAAATGACACCGGCACAGTTTGCAGAGTTCATAACAACGCTAAACATTGGAAGCGGAACACCTTGTACCATAGAGGAGATTGGTGGAGAAAGAATAGACCAATTCAAGGATGAAGTTCAAGGTCGTGTTGACTACGAAATAGAGAAGCTGCGCAAATCCCTTAAAAGCCATCGTGCGCAATTCAACAAGGCTAAAGAAGCCATTTTGCCCCTTATTGACAAACTCCCCAAAAAGCGGCAAGAGGATATTTTGCGCATTATTGAAAATGTGGCTATCAACGTATGCTCAAACACACCCTTTTATCTTGATACACTTACCGAGGTTGTAGAAGAAGTTACAGCAACCGCTAAAACTGAAATCGCAAGCCTTATCGGTATGGCTCAAAATATTGCTGCGTTGCCCCAAAACAAAAGCAACGTAGATACATCAAAGTTACTCCCGGAAACACCTTATGATGAATGATATAAAGCTCACTGCGGAACAAATCCGCAAGATGAAACACGCTATCGGCTTGACTACTGCAAAGGTCAAGAAAGGATGTTATAAGGCTTATCGCAACTACTATGTTTCATGGAACGATGATGCGGACTGGGATGGTATTGTTGCCGCCGGTCTTGCAATCAAGCGTAAGGATATTTTCTACGAGCTGAATGTAGTGTATCATCTTAACGCTAAAGGAATTGAGTTTCTATCAGAAATTACGGACATCAAAATTACGGAAGCAGAATGACATACGAAACAATCATGTACGGTATCAAGTGCAATCGCTGTCAAGAAATCTATGAAGATAGCGAGGGTGCGAATCTTGCCGTCGATAGACATGGCGACTTGGAAGAAAGCGCACAGGAAGATGGATGGTACGTTAACGGCGATACGCACTATTGCCCCAACTGCCACACCATAAACGATAACGATGAGGTCGTGACAAAGCCTCTGATTGATTACTACTTCTTCAAGTTCAGGAACGTCTTGCAGATGCTTACCGGTCGGCGATACACTTTCTCTGAAACGGAAACGCTCTTTATTCTGAAAAGCAACTATTGCTTCAACCGTCTGAATGAAGCGCAGTCTTTGGTATTGCGCGACATCATCCCCGATTTTGTGGTCGATTACAGAACGCCGGACAAGATAAAAGGCAAACGCTACGAAACCGAAACCATCCGTATCCCCAAAGATTTTAAGCACAAGTAAAATGGAGGTATTGGATAGACACCAACTTTTAGAGCTTCAAGCTCTGGGCTATAAGCCGGGAAAGAAGCCTAATATTACCCTTGAAGATATACTGTGCGTACTGCCATCGGAACTTGACAAGGATGGCAATCATAGCAACCTCGCCCTGACTGCTCCGGACAAGCAACACATAGAGCGATGGGTCTGCGGCTATCATAGTTATGACGTGAAAAAGATGGCGCACTGGTATTATGAAGCTGAAACCCCGCTTGATGCCGCCTATGCGCTATTGAAAGGGTTCATTATGCGATACGGAACTGAACAATTAAACAAGTTATAATATGCTTATCCAAATCACTAACCGATGCCAAGAGGGATGCCGGCACTGTCTGCAAAACTCCCTGCCCGATGGCCCGCACATGATGGAAGCAATGTTTAAGCGCACCCTTGCCTTCGGCAAGTTCTTGCGCTGCATGACCTACGTGATAAGCGGCGGCGAGCCTACGGAACATCCGCAGTTCTATGATTTCTGCAAGATGCTGAACAATTTCATCAGTAAGAATGACAACAAGGCTGCTTTTACGGTCGTGTCTAACGGAATGTGGTATCCCGAACAAGCCGAAACGATGCGGAAGCTGGCTCGCCTTGAACACTATGCCGGGATGCAGGTCTATACCAATCAGCAGTGGTATAAGGACTACGATTTCATCATGGCGCACAAGGAAGACTTGGAAGCCATTGAAAAGGTCAAAGTTGATGCCGAGCCGTTGCAGATGCAAGACCTCGGCAGAGCGCGATTCAATGAAGATGCGCAGCTTGAAGTGGCGAAAAATCCCTATCACATGTCGTGTCTTAACGGCCATCTTATCTTCAAGCAAGTATCGCCTATGCGCCGCCTTGAGGGATTGTTCGTCAACGGAACAATGTGTAAACCCCTTGTGGATTTCAGAGGCAACGTCCATCTGTCAGAATCGTGTCTATGCCCGTCTTTTGGAAACGTGGATACCGACCTACACATGGATATATTTCGCAATCTGCAAGAAGCGACACCATGTCTCAAGTGCGCCGGCGGCAGAAAGTACATGGAATCAACAGCCCCGGACATCGTGCGGGCTAAAAACATCATCGGCGTATGAGCAAGACAATCTATCAAGAGCGCGGAATAGACGTGCTTGACGACGGGCGAATCCTGCTGATTATCTGCCCCAAATGTAAGCGTGAAAACTATGCGCTGAACGTAAACTCCGGCATTTGTACGTGGTGCGGTTACAACACCCACGAGGATGCGGAACTGAAAGAACGTGCCATCAATCACAAAGAAGACAACGAATAATGGAAGCAATAACCGAAAAAGATGTAGAAATCATCGAGCAGTGGTACAAGGATGCACCCAAGCAGACTATTGAAACCCTATCGGAGTTCATGAGTCATGTGCTGAACGACTACTACCACGACTACGGAACAATCTGCAAGGCTATCGGCGCGTGTGCAATCGCAGCAGCGTGGGCGGCTAACGCAAGTCCGGGTTCTCGCGGCGGCATAACAGGTTTTCAGGCCGGCGCGGTAATGTGGGAGTTCATTAGACACTGGAACCGCACAAACAACAAAACCGGGATGTGCCTTATCGACTACGACGATATGCTATATCCGCAATACGAGAATAGATTCTCCAAGACCATTACAAATGACTTGATGGAAAGCCTTGTCAAAGAAGCGAAGAAGCATATCGCTGAATACGAAAGCAATCCCAAATCAATGGTGCATCCGGATGTTCTTGTGCATTGGAAGAAAATTGCGCAGGGCATCCCGCCTTTCGGATACAAGGTTGTAGATGAAAAATTCTAACTTAATATAATAAAGCAAAATGAAGTTCACCATTAACAGCAAGGCTCTTTTGAGCCGACTGGTTGCCGCCGGCAAAGCCGTAAGCAACCGACCCGCCATTTCCATTCTGGGCAATTTCATGTTCGCCCTTGATGGAAAGACGGTCACAATTACCGCATCCGATACCGACAACGTCGTAATATCGCGCATCGAAGCCAACGATGCCGAGGGTGCTGGTAGCGTCTGCATAGACGCAAAGCGCGTAACGGAACTACTCAAGGCGATGCCCGACTGCCCCGTGGTATTTGACATCGACGATTCAACCCACGCGGCCATCATCCGCTACACCAACGGCAAGTATAACCTATCCGGTCTGCCAAGTGTAGATTATCCTATCGGCGAGGCGGATGAAACGGAAATCAAAGGCACATTCACGATGCCGGCTTCGCAGATTCTTAAAGCACTGGATATGGTTGGCTTCGCCACATCCAACGACGAACTCCGTCCCATGCTGAACGGCGTATATTGGGATATAACGGAAGATGCTGTTACATTTGTGGCTTCCGACACACGTGTGCTTGCTAAGTATCGCAGCACACAGACTGCCCCCGGCAAGGTTATGAGCTTCAATCTGCCCAGCAAGTCAATCGCGCTTATCCGCGCCTTTATCGGAAAGCAATCCGATGTCAAGCTGACGGTCAGTGAAAGATTTGTCATCTTTGAGGGCAGTGACTTTAAGGTGCGCTCTACGCTTTACAACGGAACATACCCGAACTACAACCGCGTTATCCCCGTCAATCAGCCTATATCTATCACTGTTGACCGTATGGACTTCGCCAACGCCATCACACGTGTTGCCATCTGCGCCGACGCACAGACACCGGTGCTTCGCCTCAAGATAGGCGACGGAAAGATTGACATCGTGGCGCAGGACATCAGCTTCAACATCGGCGGCGAGGAGAAAGTAACGTGCGACTACAACGGAACGCCGCTTGAAATCGGATTCAGTTCAACCTATCTCAAGGGCGTACTTAACGCGATGAATACGCAGAACGTTGTGATAAAGCTGTCAGATGCAAGCCGACCCGGTTTGTTCCTGCCCGCTGAAAACGATGAATATGGCGAGCTTACGCTGCTATGTATGCCTATGAATATCCAAACTACGTGATGAAAGAAGAAAGAGGCGATTTGGTCGTAGGCAGAAAGTTCAATTTCAGAAACGAGTGCCGTTACGCGAAAGAGCATGGAATCGAATACAACAAGATGCTCAAGCAGGTTATCAAGCAAGAAAAGGATTAGTGCGAAAGCTGTATCTTTCAGGCTATCCGACTTCATAACTTGATTGACTACGACGTAAGGGTCAGCGATGATATGGAAGCGACTGTCACTGCCCGGCTATGCGGTGTTATTCCACCGAAAAAGCTGAAAGAAATGAAACGCCAATCCAATGAAGAAAGCAATAAATAAAATCAAAGACATCCTATTCGGGATTTTCGCAATTATCGTCTGTCTTATTCTTGCCGTCGTGCTTTGGCTGACGGGCGATAAGATGGATGATGATTACGACCCGTGGGATTGCTACCAGTAAGCTATGCAGAGAATCATTAAATTTCGCGGAAAGTCCGTTGCCGACGGCGCATGGGTCTATGGCGACTTAATCCACATGAAAGGACGCAAGATGGCGATATGGCCCACGGAAGAGCAATACAATGGCGGTGCGATTGAGGTTATACCCACTTCGGTGGGTCAGTACACCAATTCACGCGACTGCTTCAAGAAAGAAATCTACGAGGGCGATGTCGTGCGCCAGAAGTGGGAAGCCACGGTGCTTGACGAACACGATGACGCATATTCGGCAAAAGGAACGCAGACCGGCATTGTAGTCCTTCGCACAAGAGGAGTCTGCATGTCACCCTGCCTGAAAGAAAACGACCTTACGGAAGATGCGCTGCTGACAAAGAATGTACCCGTTACCGGGTGGCGTTCTGAAATCATCGGCAATACAACCGACAATCCATCCCTCTTTGAGGAAATCTGTAACCCTTAACCAATTTAACCCCAACAGCAATGAAAAAGTACATCGGTACGAAGACGCTTAACGCCGAGCCTATGACGAAAGGCGAGGCTTATGACCGTTCTTTACTGCGTGGTGGAATAACGCCCGCAGAACGTGAAAATCCCGGCTATCATGTCGTTTACCCCGACGGCTATGAAAGCTGGTCGCCCAAAGACGTATTTGAAGACGCTTACAATGTCGCCGACACATTACTTGACCGCCTCAACATCGAATACAAGGAACTTGACAAGAAAGCCGGCAGTATCGTTGAGTTCAGACAGACGGAAGCCTACAAGAATCTGCGCGATACCGACCGCGCCATGCTTGATGTCCAGTTCGACACCATGATTAGTTATCTGGGCATCCTCGGTTGTCGTTCCACGTCGGTAGAAACGAGTCAGGGCGGCTTCTGCGGTCTTGACTTCGGCACGGCAATTCATCTCCTTGAACGCGGCTACGTCATCCGTCGTAGCGGATGGAACGGCAAGGATATTGTCGTGTTCAAACAAGTGCCGTCAAGTATCAAGAGCGACATCATCCCCAACATGCAATCCTTGCCCCTCAAGGCTAAAAATCTTATCATGGCCGGAAACAAGCGCATCGACTATACATCGCAGTGTCTTATCTATAACACGAAGACCGGTCGCGCCGATAGCTGGGTTCCATCCATCAGTGATGTTTTCGCACATGACTGGGAACTTGTAGCCGACTAATCCATCATCCTATCTGCCACGTGTAGAAAAGGAAACGGCGGCGTAGGCCGCAACAAGTTTGCGCCGCCTGCTTTTACCAATCACCAACATCACAAGAAATGAGCAAACAAGAACTTATAGAAGCATTGGAAAGTATGCCCGACGAGGCCATTCTTTGCATGGATTGTGGCTTTATGAATCTGATTGAGGTCAGTGACGTAAAATATGACCCATCGCAGAACATCATTGTCATCGAATAAAGGTATGACCGAAGAAGAAAAACGCGAGGCATACGTGCGCACGGTGTTTGCCGGAAATGATGGTGATGTGTTCACGCGAAGCGACCTCCGCGCATACATTGAAGAAGCATGGTCTGCTGGCTACGATGAGGGTGCGCGTGATTTTGGCGACACCGTAACGAATTACCCATTTCCATTAGAAGCGTTGCCGTCGCCTCTTTCCCGTTTTCAGGCCGACAAACTGGCTAAAGAGCTTGAAGCCATTAACGAGATATGCCGTGATAGCGGTTGCCGGGACGCGCTTGTAAAAATGCTCTTTGAAGATGCGGAAAAGCAAGCCGAAGCATTTATGACGCATGACCCCGCCGATACGGTCGAATACTTCGGCGACAAGTTAAAACTTTTAACACTGAAATCAAATGAACGAACAGACGGAAAACAGCAAAGCAACTCTTAAAGACTGGCTTACATTCATCATCTTTACGATAGTCATTCTTGTTATAGGTATGATAATCGGCTTTTCAGCCGGAAGAAAACACCCGGCAGCATCAGTTAAGGATGAATGGCTGTCAGATGTGCGCAAAGAGGTTAATCTCTTGGAGTCATCTTTCAAGGAAGCGGAAGAAGAATATCAGTTTAGCATCGAACTGCGCGACTCCATCATCACCGCGTTAAAGCGCGAAGTAAGCAAAGGCGACAACGCCGAAGTTCCTATTAAAGTAAATATCAACATTACCGACGATGACAAATAACGACCTTGTAGATGACGATTTCGTCAGCAAGAAAGCCGCCGTCGCCTTGAGCAAGATTGGTTATGACGCGCCGTTGCACGCTCATTATCTGGTTGGCTTGGGCGATATGGTTTGCAGACCTATCTTGCAAAAGGCGGTGGAATGGCTGCGCGAGCGTCACAATATCAGCCTGCGTATCAACTACGCCATGAAGACGTGCAAGTGGTTTTTCGACTACTTGAATATGGCAGATGGAAGCTATAACGATAGCACATCCACCTACGATGACACGACCGGCTATTATGATAGCTACAATGATGCCGTGAACGCCGGAATAGTGGCTATCTGCGAATACATCAAGGATAATGAAGATACGACAGGCAAAGAAAATCCTATTGGGTAAGAATACATCCCGCGAGTGTTATCGCCGTATGCGCCCAGCCTACCTGCGCGAAGATGGCGTTATGGCATTTCCATCATGGCATAATATCCCACGGATAGCAAGGGCGAACAAACGCCTATTACAATACATTAACCGATTAAGCGATGAAGACAAAGAAAAACTCCTTTAAGGGCAAATCCTTATACCGACCCACCGGCAAGGCCGGCGAATATTCCGCGTGGGCCTGCAACTTCCATACCGGCTGTTCAAACAACTGTTCATACTGCTATTGCAAGCGTGGCGTAATGAGCCATGTGTGGAGCGATGAGCCGATGCTTAAAAAGTGCTTCAAGGATAAAGACCATGCCGTAGCGGTATTTGAAAAGGAAATGCTCGCCAACATTGACGAACTGCGTAAGACGGGCATCTTTTTCAGCTTTACTACTGACCCCATGATACCCGGCAAAACACTTGAGATGACGATGGAAGCGGTCAGTCTGGCACTGCGCAATGATGTGCCGGTGCAGATTCTTACAAAACGCGCCGATTGGCTTGATGCCGATGCGTGGAAAGCGATGTGCGCTACCATCAATCCCGACTACAAGAAAATCGCCGTCGGCTTTACGCTGACAAGGCGTGATGACCTTGAGCCGGGCGCAAGTCCGCACACGGAACGTATAGCCGCCATGAAGCGATGTCACGAACTGGGCTGTCACACATTTGCAAGCGTTGAGCCGATTGTCGATATAGCCAATTCGGAATGGGCGATGAGTGATGCTTATCCCTATTGCGAATTATTCAAGGTCGGTCTGATGAGCGGTGGTGCAAAACCCGACAAATACGAGCTGAAAAAACTTGTCGATAGGTGGAATAGCACACTTGACAAATCCGGCAAAAAGATATATTGGAAGCAGAGCGTAGTTGATTATCTGGGCGATGATTTCACGTTCTGGATGGACTCCTGCGTTAATGCTGACTACAACATATTCAGTTACTAACATTGTTTTAAGGTAAATAAGATTGTTATTATTAAATTGTACTTTTGCGGAGCGTGTCGTTGTGAAACGATGCGCTTTTTTCGTCCTATTCCGTAGAAAGTTACGACCAAACAAATAAAGTCGTGAGTGCGTGTTCCCTTAATAATGTGGTTGCCCTTTTTAATCGTAGTTTTGCGTAGAATACTTAAACCCCAAACAACATTCAATGAAAGCTAAAATCTTTGCAAAACTAAAACAGGAGTATTCCTCTCTTGGGTTAGGCGATGAATATCTGATGTCAAAAGCCGATTCCCTTGCAGCGACCGGTCTTGTGACTGACGATAACATCGATGCTGTCGTGGCTTGCCAGCGTAAGGAGCTTGAGGGTCTTCAGAAAGCCAACGATAAGCGCGTCACTGATGCGCTTGAAAAAGAGCGTAAGAAGCACGAAGAAGAAACTCGCAAAAAGGAGCAGGAAGCCGAAGAAGCCCGTCGCAAAGCCGAAGAAGCCCGTCGCAAAGCCGAAGAAGATGCCGCCGCCAAAAAGAAAGGCGAGCATACCGACCCGGTTACAACCCCCGACGTTGAAGCCCTCCGCAAGCAGGTGGAAGAGCTGACCGCCGCCGGCAAGAAGCGCGACGAAGAATATGCGGCCAACCTGAAAACACTTACCGAATCACGCGACAGTCTTGGAAAGCAGGTCAAAGAACTCGTTGACAAGAACGCCGCATCGGAAGCAGCCGCAGCCAAGGCAGCACGCAATGCGATGATAATGGCGAAAGCCAAAGAGTTGGGCGTTCCCCAGTGGCGTATCGACGAGGGCTTCACAATCGCGGAAGACGCGAGCGAGGAGGTCATCACCGAAACGCTGACAAAGGTTGCGAACAACATCAACACAAACATTCTGCCGGGTAGTCGTGGCGGATTCCCCCTCGCCGGCAATGAGCCGACCAAGGAAGACCTCGCTTCGATAGCTGCAAGCCTTGTTAAGTAACAACTAAACCCCAACGAGAATTATGAAAAATGACATCTCACCCAACAAGGAAACGGTTGTCTTCGGTAATGATTCCGCAGTAATCCGCAAGTACATCGCCGGCATCGCCGGTGGCCGTACACTGGACTGCTCGGATTTTGTCGATGACACTGTTCTCGCCGGCCACGTCATCATCAAAAAGGCCGACGGAAAGTATGCTCCGATGCCCGTCATCGCGGCTGTTCCTGCAAAGCCCGCACAGGGCGAAACCCCCGCTGTTGCGGCTCAGCCCGCCAAATACGGCACACTCCCTACCGGCGCATCCTATGCCGGCGTTCTCTACCGTTCAATCAGTAAGAAAAACCCCGCTGCTTCCATTATGACGATAGGCATTGTCAACCCCGACATGACCCCCTATCCCATGACAGACATCCTGACCGCGTTCACGGCTGCCTGCAAAATTTCCTTTGAAAAGGACGAAGAAGCATAAAAACCGAGTATCTGAGTTAAACAGTCATTCTATTTCGATTACGCACAGAAATACTTCCCCGGCCTCGTTCTGGCCGTGGTTGAACGTCTGAACGAAAAGCGCAACAATTCTGCGCAGACGTATCTCTACAAAGAGAAACTTCGCCCCCAGTTCTCGCTTGATGGTCGCTGGGCTTCCATTCTTGCCGAATACACCCGCGTAGCCGCCGACGTTGTGGCACTTGACTCTGAGCTTCCGCTCAAGAGCCGTGACACGCTGGAGGTTGCTTCCGGCACTATCCCCAAGATAGGTATGAAGCTCTACCTGACCGAAAAGCAGATGAAGGACGTTGATTCGATGATTGCACAGGGTCTTCCCCTTGAAACCATCATCAACAACATCTTCGCCGACACCCCCCGTTGCATCGAGGGCATCTGGGAGCGCATCGAAGACATCTTCCTTTCCGAGCTTTCGTCCGGCGTAGGCGTTTCCGAGCGCAACAACGGCACCGGCGTGCGCATCAACATGAACTTCTACGAGGCCAACCAGTTCCTTGTATCAGCTCTTTGGAGCGCGACCACCGCCACCCCGCTTGACGACATCCAGAAAGTCGTTGACAAGTCCATCGAAGATTCCAACACTATCATCGACGCATACGCCGACGATACCGCCCTCCAGCTTCTTTACAAGAACGGACAGGTACGTGCGCAGTTCGCCTTTGACCAAGGCATCGCCATGACCGCATCGACGGTCATCCCCGTGCTTGACCTTTCCAAGCTCCAGCAGCTTTTCCTCACCAAGTGGAACATCCGTCTGCACCGCGTATCGCGCCGTGTGAAGACCGAGCTTAACGGTGTTAAGCAGAACCACAACCCGTGGAAGAAAGGCACAATCACCTTTGTCTGCGATGAAGAGCTTGGCTCGCTTGTATGGACTAACGTCGCCGAAGTCAACCGTCGTGTTGATGGCGTAGTCTATCAGGTAGCCGACGAATACATCCTTGCAAAGAAGTATTCCAAGACCGACCCCCTCCGTGAGTTCACCGCTTCCGAGGCTATGGTTGTGCCCGTGTTGAACAACGTTGACCGTATCTATACGCTCGACACTCAGACTGTTCAGGAATGAAAGCAACCATCCTCGTACCTTTCCGCGACAAATACGACCACGCGGTCGTGTATGCGCCCGGAGATGTAAAGGAATTTGACAATGACCGCGCAGTGGCACTGGCCGCTCGCGGTCTTGTCGAACCCCTTGCAGAAGCTCCCAAAGAACCCGAAGAAAAGGCAGAAGCCGACGCGAAGCCCGCCAAGCCCAAAGGTAAGGGCAAAGGCAAATCCCCCAAAAAGGATAAGGAAGCCGTTGATGCAGCTCCCGAAGCCGATAAGGTAGAAGCCGATGCCGACAACGAAGCTGACGCGCCCGAAGAAGCAGAAGCCGAAGATTCCAACGATAACGAATAACACCGATGACAATACGCGCTTACATAACCGATAAGTTGAAAGCCTACGGAATCACGGAGGCGCAGCTTGTCGATTTGTCTATTTCGTCCGGGTTGAAACTTGACTCCGATGTCATGGATAACGACCCCACCGCAGTAGGCATTGCACTGACGCAGACGCTTGAGGAGTGCATCCTTGCGCCGCGACTGTCAAGTGTAAGCGAAAGCGGGTTTTCGATGTCGTGGAATTACGACTCCGTGGGCAAGTATTACCTTTGGCTTTGTCGCAAATGGGGCGTGACTCCTAACGATGATGTCTTGGGTATGCTTGGCATTTCCACTATTATTGACCGCACCGACAACTGGTAAAAGTATGTACTACGCTCCACACATATTGCAGAAGCTCGTCATCGCCGAAGAAAAGTCAGACGAATTTGGAAGACCTATTCCAGAAGAAGCTGGCGACACTTGGGTTGAGGTATGCAAATGCAGATGTGACCATAATGGGGATAAAGAAGTCAAGATGCCCGATGGCACGGTCGTAACGCCGGAATATTATGTTGTCCTTGAGGGCAACGAACCGGATATTGAAGTCGGCGATTACGTGCGTTGCTTGAAAGCAGACGGAACTATTCGGGGCGAGGGTCGTGTTATTAAACCGAAAACATTAAACTATCTGCCTTATGCGGAAATCTATCTGTAAGTTTGACTTTAGCGACGTGCGCCCGGCTTTAGCACGCTTTCATCGTGATATGCGCAAGCAAGTTGAGCGCGTCGGTCAGGAAGCAGTGGATTACGCGATTGAGCATGGCGACTACCATGATGTTACCGGCGAAACGCGCAGAAGCAATCGTTACAAGGTTGATGCCAACAACAATCTGACCATCTATAACGAGTGCGACCACGCCGCAGAACTTGAGGCAAACGGCAAAGATGTGATTGGAAATGCGGCCTTATTCGCAGAACAACGACTTAAAGAGATTTTTGAATGATTACCACCACTGACGCAGCAAACATCCTTTACACCGCCTGCAAAATCTTCGGGATGCCGGTCTATCAGGCTGGCAATATTCCCGCCGGTAAAGTAGGTAAGGATGGGCGTGTAGTCATCCACGTAAAAGAGCATACTCCCGGCTCAACGTGGAAGAAAGGATTCATCGAAGTCAATTTGTTTGTCGCTGACACACCTCACGGCAATGCCGATTTAACCCGGCTTAACGAGCTTGAACGTATGGCGACCAAATCCCTCAAGGATATGGGATGGCATGACGGAACGGCTTACCGCTTTGAAGTGGCTTCTACGATACCGATGGAAAATGCCAATCTGAAAGCCCACTACATTAACGCCAAAGTGCTTTTCAAAGTGCTTAATACAATGGAATAATTAACCCCTTAACACCCATAAACGAGTTGAAAATTCACCTAAGATTTGCGCAGTAGGCATCAAAAAGCTGTACTATGCTGACCCCAGCAAAGTGACCGCAGACCTTACCGGCGCACTCCTTGCCGCCCTGCTCAAAGACGCGGCCACAAAGGAGGTCAAAAACATCCATCAGGACACGTGGACGATCGAGGAAAGCGAGTCTTCGCAGGATGGATACCGCAACCAGCTTACCGGTTCTATCTACCGCATGGGAACAAAGACAATGGGCGACGTGACGTTCAACTGGACTATCGGCCAGTACGACTACGCCACCAAAGCAGAGTTCCTTGGCGGTGTTGCTACCGCTAAGTCATGGAAGCGTCCTCGCGGTATCGTCGAAATCCACAAGACCCTCATCGCGCTGACCGAAGACAATCAGTATTGCGTACTTCCTTACGCCAACGTAGCCGGTCGCGAGGCCAACACTGACGGTGCTGTCGGCATCGGCATTGTCGGCACTGCAATGGAGCCGGAAAACGATGCGGTTTCGTCCGAATACTGGTTTGACTCTTCCGAGGTCGTGACCGCGTAAGCAAAACCGATTCATCCGATATGTTTGTAAGTGAGATGGGGTGCGCCGACAACGTACCCCATTCTTTATAAATCCAAAGTAAATCAAATGGAAGCACAAAATACCGAAAACAACGATGGCGCACGACTGGTTGCAAGTGCTATTGTCGGTCTTGACTATCGCACAATATTTGTCAACGACAAGTCTTACATCATTGAGCCACCCACAATCGCAAAGATAGCCGGGGCAACATTCTGGCTGCGCGACATGGGCGACGGAAAGACTCTGCGCGAAATCATCATGTTGCTGTCAAAAAGCGAAAATCTTACAAGGGCGTTATCGTGGTTCATTCAGGGCAACGAAGACCTTAGTGAAGAATTGACAAAAGGCACTATGGACGAAATCGTAAATGGGATTGAAGTCGCCTTTTCCATGATTGAAGCCCAAAATTTTATGAAGCTATCAGCTTTACAGAGGAGCGCAAGTCTGCTGGTAGCAAAACCGAAATGATTGGCAACGAGTGTATGCTCGGTCAAATCGCGTCTTTTATGGAAGCTCTCTGCCTTACCTACGATGAGGTTGTCTATAAAATTCCTTACCGCAATCTGCTTGTCATGCAGAAAGACAAGATACATCCGTGTACCGGAACTATCATAAGTAAGACAACAGGCAAAGACATGGCTTCGCGCCGCCGCCAGAATAAGCGTGGCGGTTAAGCCATCGACCTTTCCAATGCAAGCATGTCATCCTGCGTCATAAACGTGGATAGATAACGATAATCAACTTGGAAATTAGCCGGCAGTAAGTCGGCTAATTCTGTCTTATAGTATTCAATCCATTCATCCGGGTTCATGCAGAGCGAAAGGTTCGCCATAAGCTCCGATATTATCGCATTATCCTTTCCGCTTGGGAAACGAAGCATACGCTCAAGAGTGCGCTTCATCAATTCCGTGGCGTTGTTTGCGCGATTGGATAAGGTATTGACCGCATCCTGCAAATCATTCAGACTGGATGCGGTAAAGATTCCGCGCCGACACTTGACCATCGCCACAAATTCATTCTCAAAGGGCGTATTGGGCGTGAACGAAGAAACGAACAAGTCGCCGAACTGAACGCCGAGCGCATCCGCGACTTTCACAAGTGCGTTTACGGAAAGACTTCTACCGCTAAGAATGTTGGATATGTGTTGCGGAAGCACTCCCATTTTATCAGCAAGTGCCTTATTCGTCATCCCCTTTTGGGCTAAAATCTCACGTATGCGTAGTTTGATATTCTTTCTGCTCATTGCTGTTTCTTAATTCCATTGCAAAGGTAACAATTCCAAATCAAAACTAAACAATATTGGTATATTAAATAATGTTAAATACTTATTTCAATCAGTATTTAATTTTGTAGATACATTATTATTGTTTACCTTTGCGGTGTAAATCCTTATCAAGATATGGCGAGATATGCACTGCGAAATCAAGACAAGATAGCCGACAAGCTCGGCAAGGCACGGCTTGATATGCTACTGGCGACAATCAAAAGCGACAACGCCCATCCGGTTGAAGTCGGTATGCAGGGTGGCTACAAAATCCTTGAGTTCACGGATGCCACAATCAGCAAGGCGAAGCACTTGTTTGCGGTTGTCGGTGGAATGTATGACGTAGTACAGTTGGCGTACATATCAAGTTCGGGATTAAAATGAAAAGAGTAAACCAATGAAAAGAGAAATCTTAAATTGCCTAACCTACATGGCAAACCGGGCGGCAGAAACCGTTGCCTACGGCGATTGCTGGGGCGCAAAATTCTGTCAAAAGGAAGTCAAGGAAGCTCACGACAAGATGATTGAGGAGCTTCGCAAGCACATCGACTGGAACAATCTTACTGTTGATGACTGCAAGGAGTTGCGCTTCAATCAGTGGTCTGACAAGCTACCGATATGGCTAATCCCGATATGGCTGCTTGATGCAATCCCCGCCGGCATGGAACTGACAAGCATCAGTGGCGAAAAGGTTATCTTCAATACCAAAGAAGACATTGATATAGACACGCGCTGCGGCTGTCTTGCATACGGAATCTACCCTAAAGCTGTAAGCGATGAAGCCGAGTGAAATCCTATTCAGAGCAAAGCTCTTGGATAACGATTATCGCCACGGCGAGCCTGTCCCAAAAGGAACATGGTTTACCGGATGGTATTATCAGCTCCAACTTGCTACGGAAGCGCAGCACCGCCTCGTTCTACCACGTGAGAAAGGCTTTCAAGGTCAATCCGAAATGGATATAGACCCTGATACTCTTTGCCAGTTCACAGGCTTGCACGACGCAAACGGAACACCAATATTTGAGGGCGACATCTTCACGGTCAATGGTCATTATCCCAAGAAGATAGAATTTAGACCGGAAAATGCTGCGTTTTGCATGGCTAATCTTGATGAACTTGATAAGCCATACCTTGAGCCGTGGCAAAGGATACGCCCCGATTGGTGGAATGACTACAAGCGCGAGATTTGCATCATTGGCAACATATTCGATAATCCCGAACTACTGAAACAACAATCTTAATAAACCGACAACATGTTACCCAAACAAGAACTCCTATTGTCGCCTATTCAGCAGGTACGGCTGGAACTCTACCGCGAGTTTGGCGACGAAGCAAAAGAAGCGTTTGACTTCATTATCGGCAACGATGCCGTATGTGGGGTCGCAACCCCGGAAAGCGTCGCGCCCGCAAATCCCAACAAGGATGCGGATGGCGTTTACATCATCTACAAGGATGGCTCGTATGAGCTGTTTACCGGTCACAACAGCAAGGAAAACGTCAAGTATGTGGGCTTAATCTACAATAGCCGTCATATCGCCGTCGCGCTTAATAACCTCGGAGGCGAAGATAAAGAATATCAGTTCTTGAAAGACGGCGCAAGCGCACCGGAAGAATCGGTTTACTACACACGTCAGATGGGCATCTGCGCCTTTGAAGACTTCGCCGGCAAAGCCAACACCGAACACATCAAGAATGAATACGACTCGGAAATCCCGTTTGACTTGCTTGAGGATGGCGAATACATCCCGGCTATGGGCGAATGGGGTTTACTGATGATGTTCGCATCGCGCATCAATGAAGCACTTGCGCATGTCGGTGGAACACCCATCAAGGGCTGGCTTTGGTCATCCACCGAGAACAGTCAGTACAACGCTTGGTACGTCTACTTCAATGATGGCAGCACCAGCTACAACTACGGGTACGGCAGTCTCTCGGTGAGGGCGGTCGCCGCATTTTAATTGTGTACGCGGTCAGTCGTTTTCGACTGACCGCATAACGGAAACTAAATCTATAAGCGATGACCGCCTTTGAACAAATAATATACAACATCGTAAAGGAACTGCAAGACAAGTGCGTGGCTGAACACCGCGCACCTGTCTGCGTATCTATGCACGAAATCAACAAGGCTTTAATGGAACATGCCAAAACCGCGTTGAATGGCTTTGTCACGGATGGAACAATGACGTGGCATCAGAATCTTAATAAAATCCCGATGTTCACAATCAAAAATCCGAAAGACTGATGGCCTACCTCGGTAAGTGTGCTATTCATGCGAGCAATCCCCGGATATGGCGTAAGCTGATAAACTTCGGCTTACACCCCAATCCGTGCGGAACTACGATGGTAGCAAGAAGCAAGGCAAACCGCATCTGCACCGTAGCGCAAAACGGCTCTTTCTTCAATGCTACGGAAGATGAGATAAGCGAGGGTATCCACGACTGCAAGGATAACAACGAGCTTTTCTTTGCGCTTGCAGCCCTGCGCGATGATAGCGACATCAATCAATGGTTTATCTACGATAACCGGTCATGGAATGATGATAATCCTGTCCGGTGCTGGTTCATCTGCAAGCAAGAAAGCATTGAGGATGATATGTGCTACGATTGCATGTTCACGGACTGCGAAAAAGCCACGGAACGCGAGCTTATACTGCATTTTAACGGAGATGATGATGACGAAATCGTAACAAATCAGCAATAACATGGCGCAAGAAGGAAAGAAAGACGGAAAGCAAGTAGTGTTGCCCTACGATGAATATCAGGAAATGGCACAGAAAATTGCCGTAAATTCATTTGAATTAGCAGTGAATTTAAGATATGAAGACGGCTATCCAGTTGCCACCCTTAAAGATGTTGTTAGCCACGGAAACAGTGACGAAGAAATCAAGGCAACATTTCGCCGGGTCTTTTTGGACATCTTACATCATCAAAGCGAATGGATGTACGGAGCGAAAAGACGAATACAGAGTTTGGAACAAGAACTTCATGGGCTTCGCCAAAACAAATGGCAAGAGCATCGTCTTTCACGCGAATTATCCGACCTCGCAGTTAAGAATGACCAGTTAAGGAAAGATATTGCAGAATCAAGGCGGGCAAAGACCAAATGGAAAGGCATCGCCACGGCAATATCTACCATTAGCATAGTAATCATTATTCTTTTACTGATTTTCAGATGAAACCAATCGTGAAAAAGCTGGCAACAGCCTATGCGGACGGAATGGCACAGTTTGAACACCACCGCCTTTACTGCATCGATGACTTTGCCGCCGGCATGGAGGCATGGGCAGAAATCAAGCGTGACAAGAACGGCTTCGCTACGGAAGATTGCCTTGATGAAATGTTCGCCAACATGCCTTTCGTAATCTACGATAGCCGCGACAACGACATTGAAGCGGTTTGTCAGGATGACTGGCGCGGCGACATTGAGAAGCATACATATTACACCCATTGGAAACCAATTATAACACCAATAACGAAATGAAGACAAAGCTATTCATGGCCGCGATACTGACGCTTATTCTTGAGTCATGCACATCATCGGCTACACACGAAGACTGGCAGAAGATGCAAGACAAGGAATGTGCGTCACGCATCACAAAGTTCAACTACGAGGGGCATAGCTATCTGCTTTACCGATATGGCAAAGAGGGTGTTGGAATAACCCACGACGCGAATTGCCAATGCTATCGCATCCCGGATTCAGACTATTAACAACCCACACAACGAATATCGGAATGAAAACAAAGACAATCCTTAAAGTCGTGGCGGTCATCGCCCTGCTTTTTATCGGCAATCGCTTCTACAACCACGTTACCGCATGGGGTGGAATCGGCATCATGGTGCTGGCTCTGCTTCTGGCGGTTTACTTCATATTCAAACCAATTAACAATAACAAGACAACGAACAATGAAGAAAGTTAAGTTTATACTGATGGCTCTTGTGGCTGTCATCGCGTTCTCGTCATGTGAACGTGTTGCGCCTAACTATGCCGGTGTCCTTATGGAAAACTACGGCAAGGACGGCAAATCCGACTTCAAGGTGGTATCCGGCAAGGTATCCACTATTGAATGGGGTACGGAGTTATTCCAAGTACCCCTCTTCGACCAGCGCGGCGAGTTCGCCGAGCCTGTAACCTTAAAGGCTGCTGACAATACCGAGTTTAAGGCCAAGCCCACGTATTCCTACAAGGTCATCAAGGAGCGAGCCATTGACGTGGTATTCGACAACAAGCACATCGACAAGGCAGAAACGGAAATCGGCAAAGACGGATTCATGCAGTCGCTTGAAGACAACATCCTTGAGCCTCGCATCTACGACCTTATCAAAGAAGAAAGCCGAAAGCATACTACTGACAGCCTTATGGCTAATGGCGGCTCGCTTACCTTTGAGAAACGTCTGGAACAAATCGTGGAAAGCGAATTTGAGAAGCGCGGATTGCGGTTACTGACATTCTCCGCACAGCTTGAATTTTCAGCAAAGGTACGCGACAAAATCGATAGCCGAAACGAGGTCAACACCAATATCACGGTACTTGACCAGCAGATTGCGGAACAGAAGAAGCGCAACGAACTGGAACAGCTTAAAACCGAACAGGCGTTAATCCGGTCACGCGGTCTTACAAAAGAAATCCTGCAACAGCAATTCATCGACAAATGGGATGGAAAGTCGCCGATATATTCATCCCCGATTGATTTTGTCAAGGTAACGAAGTAATAACCCGGTGGCGGGTGCTAACGTGGTCGCCCGCCGCCATTTTTTATCCTCTTTCAGATGAGCGCACACATAGCAAAATATCGTGGGAAACGATGTGATAACGATGAATGGCTGATAGACACCGGCATTATCTACGACGATGAATTTTCAAACCATCGGGCATCAATCTTCAACTGCGCAACAGGCGATTTTGAAGAAGTAAGAGCTGGAACAGTATCGCAGTTCACGGGTCTTTACGATTGCGATGGAAAAGAAATCTATGAGCTTGACATCATAAGGCTTCGCACCCTTGTAGGCATCGTAATGTGGCATCCTTACATGACCGCTTTTTATATCAATGCTGACGCAAGAATACCATCCATCAACACTTCCTATGCTACGCTTGGCGAAATGTGGAAATCCTACCGCCGTGACATCACGGTTATCGGCAACGTTTTTGAGCCGCAGTACGTCGGCAAAACCTACGACCAGATATTAAACGAATTAAACAAGTCAAGAAGATGAAAGATAAACTGACAATGGAACAATCCCAAGAGCTGATAGAAATCGGGATACCGCGCAAAAACGCAAGCGAGGTCTTTATCATTGAGGGCTTCATGGGAGATAGCTATCGGCCATGCTTCATCTTATCGGATGTTCTTGATTTGCTACCGCCGACGTTGACGAAAAGACTTGATAACTGGCCGCTGACAATCAAGCGTCACGGTAAGGAACAATGGAGCGCAGGCTATGGCCCAATCGTGATGATGCTTGAAAAGGAACTTATTGATGCCGCTTTCAGTCTGGTTAAGTGGCTTCACGAAGAATACGACAAACCCACCGCAGAATGATGAAATTCAGAAAATCCACCAATTTAGAACAGGCACAACGACTGCTTAATTGCGGTGTCAAGGAAAGCACTGCCGATATGTCGTGGCGTGAGCTTATCGACCGTGCGCAGATGACGCATGAAGCCGATGGCGTAACCCTTTGCACGTTGCCATACAAGGAAGCTACACTGATATACGGCGAAGACGGCATAACCCCGGCATGGAGTCTATCTGCATTGCTGGCTATGTTGCCGTCCTGCATACAACACGGAAAGACAGAGTATTATCTGGACTTTGCGCCCTACGAAGATAAGGGCTGGGGTATCGGATATTTCAGCAACGAGGGAGTGCGAAGCATCAAGGGTCTTACGCATCCCGCTTACCCCATAGAGGCTTGTGTGCGGGCTATTGAATGGCTAAGCCGGAATAATTACACACTTAATGACACGACCGATGAAAAGACTGTATAGGCGACTGATGTCAATATGGCGACTGATGCGCGGAAGCGATTATCTTCTGATTACCGTGCATCGCCGCAGACATAGATACGTGCTGAATATGACCGACGATTGGGATATTCCCAGTTATCAAATGGCGTACCGCTTCATTGACAGTGCAATCGAACATCTGAACGAAATAAAACGCGAAATAGAAGATGGAGAAAGAAAAGACAACGTTTCGGTTCAATGAGCCTATCGGTGGAAAGTTTGTGATGCCCCATCATGCGCGTATGCTGAAAGACCTCGGCTTTGATTGGCCGGTTAGAAGCTATTATTTCAAAAAGTACGCGAACAAGGACACAATGACTCTGCGCACCATAGATGTAGCGGAAAACCACAACGACCCCGAACTGAATCAGACCGAATTTTGCTCCGCGCCATCGCTTTACACTGCCGCTAAATGGCTACGTGAAGAAAAGGGCATCTTTGTGGAAGTTCTGATGAGGGGCGAAAACAAATTTGAGGTAGTCGGAAAGGTCTATCTGCCTAAACGCTGCCCGTCGGTAGTCTATCTCTTTGACTTGTGGGATGTCGAAGAGGGTATAGTATTCCCAACTTATGAAATCGCATTGATGTATGGCATCGGCTTCGCGCTGAACCTGCTGAAAGACAAAATAGAAACAACATGACTCAAGAAGAAAAAGACAAAGCATATTTGAAGATGGCAAAGCAATGGGCGACCAATTCCTATGCCATACGTCTGCAAGTCGGATGTGTGATAGTCAAGAATGACCAGATTATCTCCGATGGCTTCAATGGAACGCCGTCCGGGATGCCTAATGTCTGCGAATATGCCTACGATGATGTAACCAATACGTCTGTCAGCGTTACAACGCTTGACGAACTACATGACCAAGAAATTGCCGGATTGCGGTTGATGACGCATCCCTACGTCTTACATGCGGAAAGCAATGCTCTTGCCAAGTGCGCGAAGAATGGTGTACCCGTCGCCGGCGCGACACTTTACGTCACGGATGAGCCTTGTATGGAATGTGCGAAGCTGATAATCCAGTGCGGCATCAAGCGTGTGGTCTATGCAAGAAGCTACCGCTTGCATCAAGGATTGGAACTACTGCGTCAGTGCAATATCAATGTTGAACGAATAGCGATGAATTTTTGATATGCTGATTCAGACCCAACAATGGCATGACAAGACGCGCTACATCCTTATCGATGAGTGCGCATCCGTTCATTTGGAACTGTTTGATACCGCACAGGATTTTGGCGGCACTGCCTTTATCTGGGCGTTATGGACTAACCCCGATTGCAGGCGTAGGGGTCACGCCGAAAGGATGCTTGACCGTGCGGAACGGATAGCCGCAGAAAACGGCCACGATGCCGTATGTCTTGAATGGCTTGAGAAAGATACGCCGCGTGAAATTCTTGATTGGTATTGCCGGCGCGGATACCAAGAGCAGGAGTTTAGCGGAAAGGGCGATTACGTCCTATTGAAGAAATCACTGACCGATAAAATTCAGCAGCTATGACAGATGAGCAAACCGCAAATGCAGTAAAGGCCATCAATGATACCCTTACGGAAAACAAAGCCACGTTGGGCGATGCGATATGGATTTTATCTGGCATGGCTGTGCGTTTCATAGAAACTACCGCCGACAAGTCAGCCCACAACATCCTCAAAATGGAATTGGCGCAGGCAATAATGAAATCGACAACAATGACACCACTGGGGCAAATCGTAGATTTACCGCCCTTGCCTCCAATGGAATTAAATATAGAACATGAAAATTAAAAATCCTTTCAGAACAAGATACGCCGTGCAAACGGAGCAATTTTCTGGTCTTGGCGAAACCGTGACCCGGTGGGTTGTAGTCTATCGGAAGTGGTGGCAGAAGTCATGGTACTATGCCCAGTGGGATTTTTCGCACGGCATAAAAACGCCTTTGTTTCATAAGACAAAGGAAGATGCTGTTAAGAGTGTTTATCGGACAGTCTTAAACTGATACGCCATGAAGACGGAAGCCAAAATAACCATCAATGAAATCCGTGCGGCATTAAGCACTGACGTTGCTCTTGGCAACATTTCACAGGAAACAGCCGACCGCATATCCTATATTTTAGGTCTTGATTGGAAAGAGAAGCAACACAAAGACCGCAAGGACATGGATTGCTTTCTTGATGACCTCCGGGAGCTATTTGAAGCCTACGATGCCAAATTCCATCTTCAAGGTCAATACGACGGCAGTATCATTGTTGACAACTGGTCTTATAGTCTTGGATTCGGCAATCCGGTATATTTCGACCAAGATTATATCGCCCTATTGCCAAAGATGTGGAAGCGTCAGCAGATGGTTGGCAAGCTGCATTTTTCCAAAACCACAAAGATTGACGAAATCAGACCGATATTTGACGCTGTAAGAAAGGTTGACCGCAAATCATCATTCTACGTTACCGACAAGAAATTTAACGAAATGATTAAGCCCTATAAGAAGTAACCATGACACTGCAAGAAGCAATAGACCACGCGCTTAAAAAGGCGAATCAGCTCGGAAACTGCGAGTGCGCCAATGAACACCTCCAGCTTGCCGAATGGCTGAAAGAACTGCAAGACATCAAGACAGAAAAGGAAGCCGCATACTCGCCGTGGCGTGACCCCAAAAAGGAGCTGCCAAAGGACGGCGAGAAAGTCCTAATACGTGAATACTTTCGCTCGGCGCGTCATGGGCGATTTGTCAACCATGTGCGCGAGATGTGGTATTTTGAACAATACGGCTTCAAGCTGGAAGAAGATTGTAATAGACATCTGGGGTATCGGATAACGCATTGGATGCCCATCCCGGATGTTCCCAACAAATGAACAATAATAAACCGACAATATGAAAGAGAAACAATACATCACTTATGAACAGGCGACCGCCATAGCCCAAACCGGCTTATGGGATTGCGAAGATGCCGACGCAGTATATTTTGACTGCAAGGAGCGTGACAAACATGCCGTGCCGTCATCCATAGAAGAAATTGACAAGTTGTTTGAAAACGATAATGTGGAAATAATCGTCTGCCCTCGTTTCACGCTTGCAGAGGCTATCGACTGGCTGCGCGATTACGCCAGTATCCACGTTCAGATAAACAACGTGGAACGTAAGCAGTGGTCATACGACCTTGTTGACATCAACGGGTTGGAGAATGAAGACGGCACACCATACAACTTCGTACCGGAACGCGAAACCACGCCCATCTTCAACACCTATGAAGAAGCCGTATCGGATGCCATTGACAAGGCGGTGGAAATCTATACGCCCACAGAAGAAGAGCTGAATATGGATGACAGCCAATTCCCCACGATGTCAGAAGAAGAATACAACAAGCTCTGCAATGAAATCGAAAATTCGGATATGTATGACGGTCGCGGAAAATACGACGTGTACGAATGTGAGGGTTGCGACCATCATCTTATCACGACCTATGCAGTCAAGGGCGTAACCCCATTTGTCATCACTTGCCCTAAATGCGGAAAGGGAATGTTGCACGTCCGAACCCTCAAATCCGCACCTGCCGACGAAAATGTCATCAAGTGGATACGTCCTACCTACGAGCAGTATTACAAGCTATCGTATGGCTATCGTGACCATATCGGCAATGGCGGTCTAATCATGGAAACAGACATTAAAAACGATTGAATCATGGATAAGAAAACAGCAGAAAAGGCAAGCAAGCTCCTTAAAACACTGGAGCGTCTTGAAGAAATCTGGCAAGCCACGGAAGAAAGTAAATCGCATTGGTGGTCATTTCTTACACCCGACGTAAAACGGCTCACCGATAACGATGGGTTGATGATGCCAGAAATCCTACGCAACGAGTTTAAGGAAGCCGTGGAAAGGGTTATTGAAAAGACCAAAGCCAAACTTGACAAGCTCTGAACCATGACGAATCTATCCATGCGATTGCAGGCTGCGATGGCGAAAGACGAGAAACTATGGAAGCAGATTCAGCTTCTGCAAGCCACAGAAGAATTTGAGGCCGCGTTGCGACGCTACGCTTCATTGATGGATGAAATCAACGGCAACGAGGACGGCACGACCTTAAAGCTGATTGTGAAAGTCCTGAAAGAAGATGTCGGACTTCCTATCCACAATATCCCATCGGAATTTCATACCGAGGAGCTACAAAATGCGTTGGTACAGTTGCAAGAAGCCATTCAGCAAAGGTTTGAAATCCACGAAGACGAGATTATTTTGCTTGAGAAGCAAGTCGATGCTTTCAAAAAGGTAATCAAGAAACAGAACAAGCAAAACTACCCCAAAGTAAAAACCATAGGCAGACCAATCCCCGGCCATCAGCATCAGCCGGCATGGAACAGAACAAGGTCTAACCCCAAATTAAGATAAAGATATGCTGGAACTACGAGAATATCAAGACGAAATATCATCAAAGGCGGCGCAGTTGCTTGAGCAGTACAAGATGTGCTATCTTGCAATGGAATGTCGCACCGGCAAAACGCTGACCGCACTGGCTACGGCGTTGAAATATGGCGCAAAATCAGTCCTTGTAATTTCCAAGGTCAAAGCGTTGCCAAGCATCCGCGCAGACTACGATTTAATGCGCCCCACGTTCACGATGGATGCGGTTAATTATGAATCCGCGCACAAGTATGCCGGAAACAAGTATGACCTTGTTATCCTTGATGAAGCCCACAATCTCGGCGCGTTTCCCAAACCGAGCCAACGCACAAAGACTGTTAAGGTACTCTGCAAGGGTCTGCCCATAATCTACATGTCAGGTACGCCATCGCCGGAATCATTCTCGCAGTTGTATCATCAGTTCTGGGTAAGCTCGTTCTCGCCGTTCAAGCTGTTCACGAATTTCTACAAGTGGGCAAAGGTCTATGTGGAAACAACGCAGAAGATGGTAGGCGGTCATACTATCAACGATTACAGCAACGCCCGCAAGGATAAGATTGATGCGGTCGTAAAGAAGCTGTTCATTGACTATTCGCAAGAAGAAGCCGGGTTTGACGCAAAGATAGTGGAGCATACGCTGGTCGTACCTATGTCGGAATGGACGGCGAGCGCAATCAATAGGCTCAAGCGTGACCGCGTGTTGACGTGGGATGATGTCAATATTCTTGGCGACACACCTGTGAAGCTAATGACGAAACTACACCAGCTTTCATCCGGCAGTGTTATCGACGAAAGCGGAACGCACATCATCACTGACTATTCAAAGGCGAAATACATCCGCGACTACTTCGCCGGCAAGAAAATCGCCATCTTCTATGTCTATCAGACCGAAGCAGAATTGCTGAAAAAGGCATTTCCCAACTGGACTGATACTGCGGAAGTGTTTCAGCAAAGCAACGACCCCAATATGGTCTTTTTGGGGCAAGTGCGCAGCGCAAGAGAGGGGGTTCGCCTTGACACCGCCGACGCGCTGATATTCTTCAACCTTGAGTATTCCTACCTATCGTATGAGCAGGGCAAGAACCGCCTTTCATCCAAAGAGCGCATTGACCCGGCACAGGTCTATTTCGTATGCTCGGACTGCGGAATAGAACAGGATATTCTTGAGGCTGTTCATGGCAAATCAGACTACACATATTCATTTTATAAAGCAAAACAACATGGAATCCTCTCTTTCTAACACCAAAGAATACCGCGAACAGATGGGGCGCGTATTCCGATGCTTCTACGAGCATCCAAAGACGATGCTGGACGTGTCGATTGAAACCGGCATCCTACGCGCCAACATCTGCCGCTATGTGTCGCACATGGAGGATGACGGAAGAATCCAAATCCACCACAAAGGCATCGACAAGACAACCAAGTGCCGTGCGGCCTACTATACAACTAATCCGGAATTGTTCAATCAGCCACCTGTTCAGCAGATGGCGTTGGATTTTGGTCTTTAGACGAAGTATGGAATACTATAAAAATTGCTCGGTTTTAGACTTGCCGGGAGAAATATGGAAAGATGTATTGGGTTACGATGGTCTTTACATGGTTAGTAATCTCGGCAGGGTAAAATCGCTGGGGCATTTAATCCCAACGAAAGGGGAATCGCTCAGGCAATCAAAAACACGAATAATCAAGCAGAAGTTAAAAAAGAACGGATATTTAGAAATCATGCTTTCCAAAAATGGAATTAAGCGCATTTTTCTTGTTCATAGGCTTGTTGCTTTTGCTTTTCTTGATTATCCACAAGCTCCAAGAAACATCGTCAATCATAAAGATGAAAATCCAAAGAATAATACGATAGAAAATCTGGAATGGGTGACGCATCGTGAAAATGTTAATTACGGCACGGCTATTGAACGCACAAGACAACATTTAATCAATCACCCTAAAACTTCTCGCCCGGTTGTTGCGATTGCGTCAAGTGGGGATGAATTTAGATTCCCAAGCGTTTCAGAGGCTGCACGGTTTATGGGTTGTAGTCCATTAAGAATTTCCTACTTATGTAGGGGAAAGGGTCGATATAGAGATGACAAATACACGTGGAAATATGAATCTTGAAAGCCATATTCAAGACAGGATAGTAAAAAGGTATAAAGCGCAGGGTTTTATTGTTGTAAAGATTGGGCTTTGTAACCTTAATGGCTTCCCGGACTTGATGTTGCTCAAGGATGGAAAGGCTTCATTCGTTGAAGTCAAACGACCCGGACAAAAGCCACGACCGCTACAAGAATACAGGCTCAAGGAGCTGCGCGATGCCGGCTTCGATGCTTTTGTATTGACGGAATAGACATACTCTTTTCATAAATTGATGGATGGCTGTCATCGTGAGATGGTGGCCTATCCGTTTACAAAAGAAATGCGCCACGGTGGAATAGACCACTATGGCGCAATCTTTATGTATGGCAAGGGTAATTATTCTATTCTGATATAGACGCGATACCAGCTATATTCGCGGTCAAAGGCATCCGTGAACGTAATCGGCTCTTCCGAGTCGGCTTCGCATATTGGCTCAATGGTGTACTGGGCGACATTGGCTTCAAGGGATTCATCGCCGCACACAAACGTTACTGTTTCCGTCTTCTTCGGTTTGAGTGCCTTCGTGCCGAAAAGCGCAAGGTTATCATTGGTCAGATTGAAGAAAACCGAGTCAGCTTCGCCATCCTGCAACTGATTGAAAAAATCGCTGCACAAGGGGATTGTCAGGTGCGTTCCGTCACGTGTGATAGGCGGCACGTTCACACATTCAGGCAGATTGTCTTCCGTGATGTCCGGCAAGTCAAAGATACCCAGTTTGCCCTTGACGTTAAGAATAGGCTCTTTGAATAGCTTCACATCGCGCATGACCCATTTGTATTCCGCACCGTGGCCCTCTTGCGCCCAGATTGAAAAATTCTCTTCTTCGCACCGGTCTATGGTCGCCACGCCTACGATGGCAGATGTCGGCATTTCCGCGATTGCAGGGATGATGCCCATTGTCTGCGCGTTTTCTATCGGGTTAGCCCATACCAGCGGCATAGTATTCTCGTTGATGTTGTGTTTCCGTGCGCCGACATGGATAAGAACGCGCATCGGTGTTGACTTCAACGCCCACTTGCGGTTTTCCACATCCTTGAGTCCACTGCATATCAGCGTACCCCACGGCTGTTGAATTGAAAAGGCTTTCATTGTTCCGTATTGTTATTTGTTTGTTTTCTTATCCGTTGGGCAACCAATCAATGCGCACAAAGAATCCATCAATTTCTGAATCGCTTCATTCTCTGCGTATCGTTCCCGGAGGTGTTCAAAGTCGTGGGTATGACATAGCTCGTGAAATTCTTCTTCGCGCCAATCTTTTAGAATCGCCATAATTTCCGCAGTGGTAGTTGGCGTGTGGCTTCTTCCGCGATAATGCAAAAAGGCAACCATCTTATTGGCGTTGATTTCGTCAGTGAATAATTCCGCAACAGACACGCCAAGTGCATCGGCGATTTTCATCAACGATTGCAGGCTGGGGTTTCCTTTGCCATTAGCTATGTTAGAGAGCATTGCCTCCGTCACGCCGGCGGTGGCCGCAACATCCTTTGCGGTTAGTCCTCTACTCTTTAGAATGTCCTTAATTCTCATAAAAGATAATTTGTTTGGGTACGCAAAATTACGATAAAAAATAATACTATCAAAGAAAATTAGCCCATAAAGTAAGATTTAACATTCATTAACGTTCAGCCTATTGCACGGCATTATTTTATAATGTAATTTTGCGGTGTGAAATTATCACAGACGATAATTCAATGTAATCAACCCCTAAAAGGCAAAGATATGAAGACTACAAGAAACAACCTCAAAGACATCATGCTTCTGGCGTGGTCGTTTGTTCGTCGCAACGGCTTCACTATGGCAGAGGCTATGAAGACCGCATGGCGCAACTACAAGCTGAAAAACGCTATGCACGGCGGCATCGTGAAATTCTACTTTCTGAAAGTAGATAGTACGCTGCGCGAGGCCTACGGCACATTAAAGGAGAATCTGCTGCCGGCAACGCAAGGCACTGGCAGACGCGCCAACGACACAGTGCAAACGTACTTCGACACCGAAAAAGGCGAATGGCGATGCTTTAAGAAAGCAAACCTCGTGCGTATCGCTAACGCATAAGACATCAAACCGGGGATGCTGTCAGCCACGGCATCCCCAGCCCCAAACAACAAACGTAATCAATAACACCAATAAGACAATGAAAATAATCGCTAACATCTTCTATGTAGGCCAAATCGTATTCTCGGCCGCCCTCACAATATGGGCGTTATACATGGCGCTACGCGGCCTCTTTACCGGCGGCTCGCTGTTCGTAACGTTCTGCTTCGCCGTAATGACATGCACAACCTATTGCCTCATGTACGTGCCAAGTGTGCGCGAATACAAGGAGCATAAGGCAAGACACAACAATAAGACGCAGACCGAGCAAAATGACTGAACCGCAGACCGACATACAGCAGGACGTTGACCGCGTGGAAATCAGCGACACCCTTATTGACCTGATAGTTGATAAGATGGTCGATGAAATGAACAAGCGAATAGCCAATATTCAGCCAAGCGATGACCCCTCGGCTGAATATGGCGAATACTGGACACGCGGAAGCTATGATAGCGATGACTATTTAGAACTGGACGAGCCGAATGATGAATACTGCATATCGTACAAGTTTGAGCTGTCGTGGGAATACCGCGAATGGACTGAATATTGGACTGACCCGGTATGTTACCCATCGTTTGACGAAATGCAGAATGAAACCGGCTACGTCTATGACATAGAAATCGACACCCCGGATGGCGATGCAGTCAAGCAAAGCATCTGCGACGCTATCGCAAAGAAAGTAAACGAAAAAATCAAGTAAACATGAGCTTATACAACCTTATCAATGGCGTTAATCCCGCCACGTTTTTCATCTTACCGATGCTCGGCAAGCACCCGGACGAATATCCCAGATTTAGGGATTGCTTCGTAGGGGAAGAAGATACCATCGTCGTACTTACTCGCGTAGGCGGTGCAAACCGCAACACCGGCTTCGGCGAGGACAAGATAATGGAACATCCCAATTTCATCAAGACCTACGACGATGATTTTGATAACACCTACGGCTATTATGTCTATTCAGTACCTGACCGCTGGCGCGAAGACTACAACAAAATCATCAATGGCAAAACGCTATTCATATCGGAAGAATACTTCAATGAGATGCTGCGCGTATGGCCGAAACTTGAGGACAAATTACGGAACATGTTTCATCGCCCCAAAACCGAAGAGAAATGACAAAGCGCAAATCATCTGCGGAAGCCGCTGCGGATTATGCTGCAAAGGATTACTATATCGCGCAGCGTACCGACCTGCTGAAATCCGCATTTAATGCCGGCGCATCGTGGCTATTCAATAATCAATGGCACGACGTGTACGAAGAAGCACCGCCCAAATCCGGGCAACATCTCGTCATCTACCTTATGGATAAAGGTGAGAAAGAACCGCCGGAAAAGCGATACGTTCAAGTGTTCGACATCCTTGTGTATTTCAAGGATAATGAAGATGAGGGCTTATTGCCGTGGGGATTAGAAGATGAATTTGAATACCTCGCAAACGCCATAACACATTGGGCGTTCATCCCCAAAACACCGCCTATTACAACGCTGGAGGATGGGCTTTATTTAGGCGAAGCAAAGCCTTATAATCCCGAAATGCACCGGCGTGATTACAATAACCTACCAGAAGAATATCAGAAATGAAACCTATAAAATTTACATGGACGCAGACCCGCGACCCGCATCTGGCATCATTAGTCAAGACAGACCCGGAATTTGCGGAACAAGTCAGAAAGTCAATAATCAACCTTGAGAATTGGCTTGAAAAATGTGCCGACAAAGGCAAATGGGATGAAATCGAAATGTCAATCCCTTACAATCAATTTGTCAACAATGACATCTTGATAAACGATGTTGGGAACGAAGACCGCATGTTTCTTTTCGTGGTGCTAAACAGCAAACCGATAGAAGAAATAATGAATAGCGTAGTCACGGAACATTATACGCATCTTGTCTATCTTGACTTGATGGATTCAATCAAAGGATAGATGGCACGACTGAATGAAGAAAGGCAAAAAGCGTTAGAGCCGGAACGCATACGCCACGCTATCAAGAAAATCACCGCCCTCGGCTACGAAATAACCGCACAGGATAACACCTCTATAAAGTTTATCCACAACGGCAAGACCGTGACATTCTACCCTTATAGCGGATGGGCGACCGGCGCAAGCATCAAAGACGGCAGAGGCTTAAAACATCTACTGTCACAACTTAAATCAAATCATTAACCAATTAAATAATTGCACTATGGCAGATACAACCAAAGAGAGTGCGGAAGTCGAAATCATCGGCGCAGCCGCAGAAACATCAGAAAGCGAAATCGCACGTCTGACCGCAGAAAACGAAGAGCTGAAAGCTCGCGTAGAAACCCTCACACGCGACCGCGACCAGTATCGCAAGTGGTGGACTGAAACCAACGCGGAAAAGGACAAACTCCGCGACATCATCAAGCCACTTGTTGCATACAGCGGCCTCGCCTGACATCCCACGTCGCCCGGTTGTATGTTGAAGCCGTGCAGCCGGGCGACCATTCAAATCCAAAATCAACTTAATCAAAGACCAGATATGAAAGCAAAAGAAATCATCGACAAGGAAGATAGAATGATGGCAAACATCCGCGAGCTTATCCCTAAAATTGTGGGCATACGCCTTGAAGCCCAGAAAGCTGCATCGTGGATAAATAAGTATGACGCGGAACTTGCAACCGCTTTAGAAGAAATGTCGGAAGCAATCGATGCCCTTTATCGTGCGGAAACCGCGATGGGTAATGCGCATCAGTATCTTCTTGTATCGCAATCGACCATCAAACACGACCTTAACGCGGAAGCGTAGCCATTTTCTCATGGCCGTGTGGAAAGAATTTATTATCTTTGCACCGCCATTCAAAGCTGGGAAGCTGACGGATGGCACTCAATAGGTCTTCATACTTTTGTTGACTTATTGGGTTATTGATTACAACGTGACCCCGGAAGCATCCGCTACTGGGGTCACACTTTTTTGCTCAATGGGATGCCGGCGACCTGCTGCGCACAGGTCAATAAATCGCCATAGCCACGCCAAGACCATCAAGAGGCTAAATCCATCATCACAACATCAGAAACGCGCCAGACGCGCCCAATAGGGCTTAAAGCGTTTACTTTTATCGCCATCAAGACCACATTAAAGCGAACCCTTTTATTATTATAATAAGGTGTAAACCTACTTAAAGCATCTACTTTTATTAAGAAATGTTAAAAATAAGCGTTTACTTTAATTTTCAGGTCAAAATATTTGGTGGATTAAAGTAAACACCTTAACTTTGCATCGTAATCAATAACCACAATAAGTTAAACCCCTAAAAACCCCAAGCGTTATGAAGACTCTTAACGAACAAGTAAACGAAATCAAGGCTGCTAACACCAGCAAGAACTCAAAGAAAGCCGCCCTCGCTAAACTGGGCATCACACCCTACGAAATCGACCTCTTGCTTGAGGGCGTTGAGTGCGCTACCCGTGGCCGCTTCACATTTGGCGTTGAGATAGAGTGCTTCGTCAACCGTGGCGCAATCAGAACCGCCGCAGAACACACCGGCATGGCCTACGAATACGAGGGCTACAACCACCGCGACGGCCACGACTACTTCAAGTTTGTCAGCGACGGCTCAGTGCGCGGCATGGATGACCCCATCGAGTGCGTGTCGCCGGTGCTTGCAGGCGTGAACGGCAAGAACGCCCTTAAAAACGCCGTAAAGACGCTTAACACCGCCGGCGCAAGCGTCAACCAAACATGCGGTCTGCATGTGCATATTGGCGCATCTAAACTGACCGCAAAGCAATACTGCAACGTGTTTGTAAACTACGCCTATCTTGAGGCCGTCATAGATACCTTTATGGCCCGCTCGCGTCGCGCAGACCATGCCTACTACGCCCAAACACTGCAAGACCACCTCTACTACCTCGAACAGGCCGTGACGGTCAAAAACGTACAACGCGCCCTCGGTAACTGCCGTTACCATAAGGTTAATGCCGAAAGCTACGACCGCCACAAGACCATCGAATTTAGGCAGCACGCCGGCACGACCAACTACGAAAAAATCATCAACTGGGTTAGCTTCTGCGGAAAGCTCGTCATCTGGTCAAAGAAAAACCGCCTGACCGCCCCGGTTGCAAGCATCGACGATATACCCTTTCTGACCGCCGAGGAGAAATCATTCTTTAAGGCACGTGCAAGCCAGTTAAGCCGATAAGACAGCCCAACGGGATAGGGGTTGAAACATACCCCTATCGCCGTTAAAACAAGCCCTACAATCAATCGTAAACATCAATAAAAAGATATAGCCATGTGCGTCATCATAGTAAAGCCGGCAGGCGTTAAAATGCCAAGCAACGAAATCATCAACGCAGCGTATCACGCCAACCCCCACGGATGCGGCCTTATATCGCCGTCAGTATTCTACAAGGGGTTAAGCTATCGCAGCTTCAAAAAGCATCTGCAAAAGGTGCGCGAAGACGAGCCGTGTATCATACACTTTCGCCTCGCTACCCACGGCTCAATCAAGCGAGCCAACTGCCACCCGTTCAACAGGGGCGATGTATGGTTCGCCCACAACGGAATCCTGAACATACAACCGATAGGCGATATGACCGATAGCGAAACCGCCCTACAAAAAGTCATTTACCCGGCTATTGTCAAGTACGGATATGGCTCTGACGGGATGAATGTCGCCGTGGCAAAGGTCATAGGCTATTCAAAGTTTGCCTTTATGCAAGGCGATGATGTGCGTCTTTATGGCGACTTCATCACCGGCGACGATGGATGCTACTACTCAAATTTGCGCTTCATGCCGTTTGTAGGCTGGCAGCGGAAATACCGCAGCAATGCCTACGATATGGGGTCTTTGATTACAACCGGGCGATAAGCCCAACGCCCTATCAGGGCGAAAAGTACGACAAAAAAACATAAGTCGTAATTAAGCGAGGTCAGTCTTTCTGCCCTCGCTTTCGTTTTATGAACTTTGTGTATTATGCTGACCATCTACACAACCAAAGGAGTAAAACGCTTTGAAACGCCGATTAACAAAGGCTCTAAACGTGTCTTCAAGTTAATGGGCGATGATTATGTCACGCTTAAATTCAGCGTGGCCACACCTATCTATTTCAAGTTAGGCGATTATGTCGATATACCGGGATTTGGCCGGTTTGAACTCGTCAAGCCCTATCAGCCCACCTACAACCGCAATACAAAGGGCTACGACTACGAGCTACGACTGGATGCGCAGCACATGAAATGGCGCAATAAGGTTATGCGCTATCTGCCCCAGATTGGAGGTGCGGAATGTGCGTGGTCATTGACCGCGACCGCCGACGTGCATCTTGCACAGGTACTCGCAAACATTGAAGCATTGGTAACTGAAACGCTTATGAATGGCGATAAGGTTATCAATCAGCAGTATCTTTACAACGGTACGACAAAATGGACTGTAACGATTGATAACAGCGTAGAGGCATCAGCAAAAACCATCAGCTACGACAGCACCAACATCATCGACGCTTTAACCGCAATCGCGGAAGCGTTTGATTGTGAGTGGTGGCTGGACGGCAATATCATCCATCTTGGCAAGTGCGAAGATACCGGCGAATACGTTGACCTTGAAATCGGCAAGAACGTGGCCGAGATGTCAAGAAGCGACTCCTCGGAAGACTATGTTACGCGAATCCTTGCTTTCGGCAGCGACCGCAACATATCGCCCAGATACCGCAAAGACCTTATTTTTGATGTCAAGGCAATAGCCAATGGCGGCAACCGTATCAGCGACACCGCCCGGCCTCTTGAGGTTGAATGGTTCAATGCCTCGATGGTGGAAACATCATCAAGCGACAACACGCTCAAGCGCGTCAAGAACATCAAGATTGAAATAATCGATAGCGACGGAAAGGCCACAACGACCATCAACGGCGCAATCTTCAATCCTGATTTTCAAAGCGGAATGGTGGATAAGAACTGGATTCAGCTCCCCAACGGCACGGTCATGCAGACCGGTCAGCGATTCCGCATCACGAATATCATTGAAAGTAAGGTCAAATCCAGCTATTTCTCAAGCCGATATTCAGACTACGACAACATCTCCAATGTGGTACGGAACGGCATAGTCACAAGCCGACTGATGCTCCCGGTATCGCATGGCACTCCTTACGTGGATTTCAAGTCCGGATTAAGTATGCAGGAGGGCGTGGAAGATGTCGTTATCTTTGAAGACATTTATCCGCGAGCCGTCTGCGCCATTACCAAAATCGACACCGTGCAACGCAAAGAAACGGTGCAGAATGATGACGGCACTACCACGGAAACGACCTTTACCGCCTATCAGATTCAGGATGATTTCTTTACGTCGGCGCATCCTTTTCAGAATGATTACATCGTGCCGAATGAAACCCTCAAGGTGGTTTTTCAAGACGGAAAACGCTACAAAGAGGGCGACAACATACCCGCCGGCAAAAAGGTAGGCGACCTTATAAATCCGAATAGCGGAAAGCTGAACGGATGGACTTTCGAGGTTCAGTTCATCAAGAATAAAGATGGGTCAGCGACTTGGGAAATCGTCAGGGATAACGAGAATTTCGTGCCTAATGAAATCCTATGCCCGGAAATCGGCGACCAGTTCGTTCTGACCGGCTTTGACATATCGGTGGTTGATGACCTGTATGTAGCGGAAGCTGAAAAGGAACTGCTTGAAAAGGCGACCAAATACCTTGAGAAGCTGAACACCGACCCATCCACATACGACTGCACCATGATGCCCGATGTAATGAAAGCCGGGCTGACTCTTGGACTTGGAAAGCGCATCAACCTTATCAATGAGGCTTACATAGAATCGACTACGGATGCCAACGGAAGAAAATGGGGTCGCAAGAGCCGTGTCATCGGCTATGAAATCCCGCTTGATATTCCGTATGACAATCCTATCTATACCATCGGCGAAAAGGCGGCTTATTCACGCTTCGGCGAGATAGAAGACAAAATCGATGCCTTGAAATTCTCCATGACCGCCGGCAAGAATGTTCTTGGCGGTTATATCATGGGCGATTCTTCAACGTCTTCAAGCGATGGAATATACGTCATCAAGCAGACCGACATCACGCCGGCAAGCGACACCAACGTATTTTCGGCACTGCGTAGCTGTCTTGAGTTCACGTCAAAGAAAGCAAAGGAAGTCATCAATTATCTTTGGACTTTCATGCAGGGCATCCGCGTAGGCAACTACGTGATGAACAATGACGGTGCGAAGATAGACCCCAACGGCGACGCGGAATTTGGCGACGTGGTAATCCGCAAGGGTTTGGCGGTCGGCGAAAACCTCAATGTTGATGGCACTGCAACCGTAGGCGATGAGCTTACGGTTAAGAAAGGCATTACTATTGGCGACAACTATCTGCCGGGCGCGTATGGCGGTCGTATCTGGATAGATAACCTCGGAAAAGTCCACATCGAAACTGACTATCTTGAAGCAAGGGAGAAGATTGAAGCCAAAGAGGTGGAGATTCAGGAAGAAACCCACGTCGGCGGCTGTCAGATTATATCCCCGGCAGCTATGCGTTGCTCAAGGGTCATTCCAATCTACAACGAAGCCAACAGTGTCGTGGCATACAAGTGCTTTTTCACTGCGGAAGATGAAACCGGCACTCAAATCTATAATCAGTTTGAGGTTGGCGACTTGGCGAAGTGCGAAACATTCAACCTTACCAAACAGCCAAACGGAAAGATGGGCAACCATTATTTCTGGCGCAAGGTCATTGAGGTCGGCTATGTCAACAAAGGCGATGCCGATTATGATGATGATTTTGGCATGGAGGGTTATATCACGCTTTCCAACCTTGTAAGCGAAAAAGACACCGCGAGCGACGCTCCTTTAGCCGGCGACCGCATTATCACTGTCGGCAACGATGACCCTGCAAAAGCAAGCCGTTCAAATCTTATCATTCTTGCAAGCTACGGCACTGGAAGCCCATACATCTATCAGTATAAGGGCATCAATACCTTTGCGCTTACAAAGGATAATCTGAAAGTGGCGATTTCGCCCAACGGCAACCTTTTTACAGGTAAATTCGTAATAGAGAATGGTACGGAAGAGGTAGATATTATTGACTACATAGACGATAACATTTACCTTGAGGCATATCAGCTTGTTCTATCCAACGAAATGGCCGGCGTACCCTGCGATGTCGATGGAAACATAATAGGCGACCTGCCAAGCTCCAAGATTACCATCTTCAAGGGCAGAACCATTGAAACCGGGTGGACGCTGACACTTGAAGCCGTGGGATGCAAGGCTTCCATAGTCAAAGACCATGTGTATCTGTCGGAGTTGACCTCAAAGAACGCCACGGTGACGATTACAGCCACGAAGACGGATTGCCCCACGCTTACAAAGGTAATGACCATCTGCAAGTTGAAAGAGGGCGAAACGGGCGTTTCCGGCGACCATGCCGTGCAGTTTGAAATTGAGCCGGATAAGCCGATGGTGCTTGTCGATATGGACGGCAACTGCGACCCCGCTACGCTGGGATGCAAGGTTTACATGGTAATCGGCAATCAGAAGCGCGTGGAAGTACCGCTTGCCAACACCGCAGCCATAACGACGTACAAGGCTGGCGATAAGCTGCTATTCTTTAACGGCAGATTGTTTGTCAGCCGCCCCGTTGAGGTGGATGTTCCTACCGACCTTGTTTTGCGCTACATCATCGTCAATCAGGACTATCAGACCGATGAAACGACGGGTAAGGTTACGCCGGTCATTACATCGGAAACCGAGCATATCTACACTGGCACACCCATTACCACGACAAAGAGGATGAAGCATATCATCTTCAAACTTTATCGTGGAACTACGCTCCTTGATATGCAGACGGTCATCGCCACAACTGATGCGTCGGCAATGAAAGTTGTGTACGACACCCGGTTTGAGGTCAATGAAAAGGAAATCCTCGCCCACGCAAGCCGCATATCGGCGAATGAGCAGGCGATAACAGACTTGAAGATTACCGCAGATGGTATTTCCGCAAGTATCGGCAAGCAGTCCGGCATTATTCAGGATATTATCAATGGCGCAGGGCGAAATCTTCTTTTGAAGACCAATCAAGGCTCTACCAACTGGCAGTACATTTCCGATAGTCAGCAGTTGGTTAATATTGATGCCAATCCGGTCAATAACCCAACGCCTTATCAACCTATAAACAAGCGATTCCACATCCTCACATCGCCACGCACCGATTCGACTTATGAGGTGTTCCTGTATGCGTTAAGGCCGGAGTTGATAAAGGCGGGCGAAAAGTACACTTTATCCTTTAAGATTATCAATAAATCCGCGCAGTTCTGCCACCTTGAATTTTTTGCCCAGATTGCAAATACCGATAGTCAGGGTGCTTTAACCGATGCTCCGCATTTTTCAAACATTGTGGCACGAGGAGAGCAAACTCTTTCCGTAGTTCTTACGGCGAGCGGCACAGGTGCAACCACCGGGACGCAGAAGATTTACATCGGAATTATCGCCGCAGACCTCAACCAATGGACGGAGCTTGAAATATGGGATTTGAAGCTGGAAAAGGGCGAAACAGCGACAGCGTATAGTGCTGCCCCGGAAGATTCCGCTGATTACCTTTATACCACACTCAATGCGACCATCAACCTTACCGCCGAGGCTTTGCGGTCAGAAATGACAAGCAAAATCGGAGAATCGGAAGACCGCATCACAAGCCAGCACACATCCTTGATTCAGCAGAAAGCGGATGAAATTCTCGCACAGGTTGAAGCGTGGGATGATGAGCTTGGCGCAAGTATATCAGAAATCCGTCAGACCGCCACAAGCATCAGCTTGAAAGTGGATGAACTCGTCGGCTATGAAAACCTTGTGACAGGCAATAGCACCGGCATAGGATGGACTGTTCAAGATTACAGTACGGGGGAATATAAAGCCGCAGAGCCTGACGAAGATGGCTATTTCGTGGGATGCGGCACAACTTCTTCACGAAGCCTACGCACACCTTTGTTTAACTTGCAGCCCAACACAAAGTATATTCTTTCCTTTGACCATACTCGGATGAGTATCAACACATACGGACTCGCCGTATCAGTTCTCGTGGGCGACACCGCACGAACCATCGCCACAAGAACATACATGCCGTATTTGGGGGTAGAGGGAGTCACAGTCGTTAGGGAATACATCAAGTTTACAACAGGCGCAAATCTTGAAGAGAACGCTTTTGTAGAATTTAAGCATCTCGGAAACAAACCCAATGTCGCAATGTCCACGACTTTGCACATCAGTAAGGTTATATTAGAGGTTGGCGAAGTGGCACATCCCTTTGTTGAGGATAGCACGGGTCTTTTGGCAACCGGAATCGACATAACAAATAGAAAAATCATTTTCACGTCTGACAATATTTTATTTCAGACAAACAGCGGCGAGCGTTCAATGCTGATAGACGAAAATGGGAAAATCCTCGCTAAATTCATCAATGTCGATGAGCTACATGTCGCGCATGTAATCGCCGGCGACGAAAACGGCGAGCATGTGGAAATAGACCCCTCACAAAAAGCCATTTATATCTATGATGCCAATCGCGAGCTTTGCACCACGATAAACGGACAAGCACATCCCGGTGGAACTTCGGAAATATACAAAGAAGTAGAGGGTGGCTCTATCAACCTAAACTCATCGTCGGGATATAAGATACTTAACGGAAGCATCAGTTTTTCAGCCGACACGTCTGGCGTGGAGAAGAAAACTACACAAAAAATCTATTCCCCTGTATGGCAAGCGGAAGCCGCCCCAATCGTAGAGTTTAGTCAAGGGCGAATCTATTGCAAGGCTTATGCGCCGGGATTTTACAAAAAGAGAACAACCGGTACCGCCAACAACTATGACAAGCCCATATCAATGGAAGACAGTATGCCATACACTGCCTCTACTTATGTATCCGTGTACCTACAAGTGGCGGATGATAGTAATTTCACCCAGAATGTAAAATCATTCCTTATCCACTCCACTGGTGCAGGCGCAAATTCCGGCGCAAAAGCCCCTACTGATATTTATGACAATCAATATTGGTATGCAGCGGATTTACATGACAATATTCAGGGGTATAGCGCGGGCTATTCATTGATGGATAATCGCAGGGTAAAAGCCACACAAAAAGGTTATTGCCGAATTGTGATGGAAATCACCATACGCGCAAAGGGTCAGGGAAGCTATGGCGAAGTTAAATGGGGGTCGGTTCATACCGGCAGCAAAGACCTTGCCGCAGCATGGAGTGGCGAGTTTTACGTCAGCAATTTCTTTGCTAATGGCTTCTGCTTGGGTATTTCCAAAAAACAATATGTAACCGCCTATAAAGATGCAAATGACAATATGCACTTTGAGGTGGAAGAAGCAGATTACGGACTAAAGGTATCGAATGACGGAATACAAGTCAAGCATCACGGCGGTAGTTTTATGCCAATGCCTTTAATGGTGTATCGTGCAAGCGTTTCATACAACTCCACATCAAACACTTATGGCGTAAACGGCTCAAAATCGTTTGATAACAATCATCCCACCTTTGCTAAAATAGGTGATAATGCCGGTCTGGTGAGAATAACATTCCCTACATCATGGCAAAGACTTAGTTTGTCAGAATATAATACTATTGTGCATCTTGAGGGATGGTCACGAGCATCTAAAGGGCTTTGGCGCATGAAGGGAAGTATTCGTAGTATTTCAAGCACTGAGATACAGGTGGAAATATCGGATGACTCTACGGCAAATGACGGTGACTTTACTATTGAAATATACATCATCTAAAACGATTCAATATGCCAGAACAAAATACCACTCCCACATATCAGCTTACGGCTACGGAAAAAGCCGAGATAGTAACCCAACTATCACAAAGCATTGTCAACAACAACACGCCCATCAACATCAGCGACTCGGCGAAAGATGATATTGTGTCGGAAATTTCCAATCAGTTCTCAACCGGAGTATTGTCAATGGCTATCAGTGATGAAGATAAAGCCGACATTATCGCCGAGGTATTAGCGGAACTGTATGCCAAATCGCAGGACACATCCACGCTTACAAAGGTTACAGACCTTACTGGCGTGACATCAATCCCAGCGGTCAAGAATGACACCGACATAGTGGCAGTTCCTTTGAATTTGCTTACCACGAATAAGCCCATCGAGGTCGCAGGTCAAGAAGCTATTGACGTACTTGTGGCGCAGGGCAAAATCGTTGACACGCAGATTTATTTCACACCCGTAGAAGATGAATAACTATGTTGTGGATAGGAAATAAAGAGGTAGGTCAGCTATGGATTGGCAAGAAGCAGGTACAAGCCCTCTATGTGGGGGCGAAACTTGTGTGGGAAGCCGTAAGCAGTTGCTTTGGCAGTGGTTTTTGGCGCGAGAAGTTACCGTGGAAAGGTAAAGACGTTTGGAAAAATTTCTAACCCCAAATATCGATATAAAGAGTTAAGAAGATTACAAACTGGTTAAAAGAAAGCAATCGCTACAAGCATTTCGCAGGGGGCATCGCAATAGGCATGGTCAGCAATACGCCTTATTGCGCTGCCCTTTGCGGCTTTGGCGTTGCCTCCGCGCTGGAACTTAAAGATAGGCTCTGGGGCGGCAAATGGGATTGGATAGACTGGTCGCTCACCATCGCCGGTGTCGCGGTCGGATATTCCATCCGAGTAGGTATCACTATGTTAATTAAATCCTGACGCTATGGCAAAAGGCAAAGACGAAAAAATCCCTAACGGCAAAACGCCGTGGGAGGGTTATGCCGGAAGCCGCGTTGAGGAATACATCAAGGAGGCACTTGCCGGCAAAGTGGGGTATTTTCATAGACCCCAAGACAAAGGCAGCGACAACAACTATCATCTCTATGGCTTTGCCAGCGAGAGTGATTTCAATGAATGGAATAGCGACCCCGACAATAACGCGCATCTGCTGCTGACCGATGTCGCGCTCCCCGCAAGCGGTGGTGGTTCAACTACCGCAAGCTACATTGTCAACCTGTATTCCGATTCTCCGCAGACCATTGTCACGACCGACAACACGGTCAAAATCAACATCCGGTTTACTTCGGAAGAGTTCAACCCTATCACGCAGACCACGCAGTCAACGACTGAGGGTGGTACGCTTACCGTCCAGACACGACTTAACTCACAGTCTGCATGGGTTACACGCGGAACGATAGAGAACATTCCATCCATTCCGGCAACATCCACAAATGAATGGTGGCCTATCGACATCACAAATATGCTGAACACAGGCTCGCAGCAAGTCCGACTGATTGTAAAAGGCGATACGACCGGGCAGAACACCCGCTATCTGCAATTTACGGTCACGAAGACAACGCTCGGTCTGACTTTTGCGACGCAGTGGGAACGCCCCATTACTGACGGCATAATGCGCCTTTCGTATTACGTCAGTGGCGCAGTCAGCAAGACCTTGCACATCAAGATTGATGGCCAGCGCGAGATAGAGCGTAACATAGGCACGTCGGTTTACACGGAAACGCCTATTCAGATAGATGTTACTGATACGGTCACAGATACCGTCAAGGTGCTTACGCACGGCATCCATGAAGTAGAGGCGTGGATTTCGGTCAATGATTCCACAATCGAAAGCGAGCATATTACCTCGCAGGTCATGGTTGTGGCTGATACGACCGACACCACACCGCGACTCATTCTGAATGACATCAAGTCGAAGCTGACAAACTGGACTGCGGAACAGATTTTGACCTATGCGGTCTATAATCCCAGCGGCGAAGCCACGCCCCTCAAGTTCATCCTTGAGAATTACACGGGCGATAAGCAGTACATGACGCTTGATGTCGGAAACGTGCCGAGTCAGGTCAAGCAGTGCCTTAACAACGTCATTGAAATTGACTCCGAAGACACGACCATCAACGCCTACATGCGCTTCATGTCCGGCAATACCGCCATACATCCCGTGCTTGGCTTTGAGGTTGATAACACGGAAAACTTCTCGCCTACAAGCAACCCCGACTTCATCCTTAATCCGCGTTCACGCACCAACGATGAAACGAATCCGCAGACCATCATCAATGCGGCCAACGGTCAGGTTGTAGCGTCCACATGGAAAGGTTTTGGATTGAAAGCTGATGGATGGCTTGAAGATAGCAATAACCAGCGTTGTCTTCGCGTCCTTGCCGGGCGCACCGTTGATATAGAACTTGAAACCCTCAAGGACTTTATCGGAACAAACAACCATTCATCACTGACAGTGGAGCTTGACGTAGCGACACGAAACGCCATCAAGACAGACGTACCGGTGCTTCGCATGTGTTCCTACCGCGAAGACAACGGGCCGCAGGGCTTTGAGCTTCGCCCGTGGCAGGCAGTCTTTATGACCCGCGATAAACGCGAGCGTGAAGACCAAGACGTAATGATAGGGGAAGGCCGACGCACCCATATCGCCCTTAACATCATCTACGGCATCAATGGCACAAGTCAGAACTACGTCCGCATCTTTGTTAACGGCAAAATCAACCGCGAGTTTGAATGGAGTCCGGAAGATGAATTTGTGCAGTACGTTGACGGCGTAAGAACTTCACAGGGCATACGCATCGGCTCGGAATACTGCGACATCGACATCTACGGCATACGCATTTACAATCGCTCTTTGTCGGCAACCGACATCAGACAGGACTACATGGCATCACTGCCGACCGTAGCCGAAAAGATTAAGTTCCGTGAAGACAACGACATTCTGGGCGACTCCAACCTTATCAGCTACGCCAAGACACGCGAAAAGTACAACACCATCGTAATCACGGGTCAAGTGCCGTCTTTCTCCACCGGCAATATCAAGACCAAATGCGATTGGGAAATCCATGTTGTCGGCGACCCCGAACATTCGGGTACGCTGAATAACGTGACAACCAGCGGTCAGGGTACATCATCGCGCTCTTATTGGAAGTGGAATCTGCAAGCCAAGCCCAACGACGATACCGATTGGATTGACGAACTCGGCAACCATCACGGCGCAGGCTATCAGCTTGATGATACAGTTCCGTTTGCTACAAAACTTGTAGCCAAGCTGAACTGGGCATCGTCGCAGCAGTCACACAAGCTCGGCTCTTGCAACCTGTTCACTGACCTTTGGCGCAGATGCACCGGCGGCAGTTCCATTACAAACACCGCAGGCTTTGAGAATTGCCGTGTGTCAGTCAAGCAAAAGCCTTTCTTCCTTTTCGTGCGCCCCACGGCAGATGCAGAACCGGTATTCTACGGACTCTACACATTTGGCCCCGGAAAAGGCGACAAGCCGACATTTGGCTACGATAAGAAGAAATTCCCCAACTACCTGATGATTGAGGGTTGCGATAATGGCGAACCCTTGACCAACCACCGCATACCGTGGAATGAAGACATCACCATCGGCGGCGATGAAGATGAGCTTATCCAGTATAACGGCAGGAAGCAGTGGGAAATCGACATGGGTAACGCTGATTCGCTTTCTTATTTTAAGGATGCTTTCAACTTTGTCTATCTCTGCACTCCGCACATCGAACCTTTTGCCGGAACACTCGCACAGTTGCAGGCCACGACCGAAGCCGACGTTAACCGGCAGACCCTTTATTGGGTCACACAAGCATCGGGCAGCTCGTCGGCAAAATACGACCTTTACCGCTACGATGAACTGACCTCGCAATGGGTGGATGCCGGCGTAGCCAAGATTTCCGTAGGAAAATATGCCAAGCTGAACCTTGCCACACAGCTCGGCATTACGCCTACCGGCAACGTCTGGGCAGACATCAACCAGCAATTCATTAATGCGCGTATCTTGAAATTCTCGCGTGAGGCATCGCAGTATTTCAAACTGAATGATGCGTTTTTCCATCAGATGTTCTGCAAGCTGATAGGTGCAAGCGATAACCGCGCCAAGAACACCTATCTGTATCTTGCTACACATGACGGAAGCATTAAAATCCACTTCGCGCAAGACGACCTCGATACAATCTTCTTGACTGATAACGTAGGTCGTAAGAACAAGCCCTACTATGTTGAGGAGCATGACCGCGATGCCGACGGCGGCACGTACTGGAACGGCGAGGCAAATGCCATGTATGACCTCTTTGAGCTTGCTTTCCCGTCGGAATTACGCGCCATGATGAAGTCTATTCTGGGCGAAATGGCAAACCTTGCGTCAGACAAGACGCTTATGGGTTGCATGGAGGATTACTACTTCCATGTTCAGCGTTATTTCCCTGCGGTGGCTTACAACGAAACAGCACGACTCCTTTACGAAGAAGCATCCGCAAAATGGGTCACTGGCGACTATATCGCTTCCACACACCCTATCACGCAGTCGCTCGGCGACCAGCTTGAGGGCGAGATGCAGTGGGTCAAACTACGCCTTATCTACCTTTCATCGTTTGCGTCTTACGGTGCTTTCACGATGAACGGCGAGGGGTCTTTGACTTTCCGCTCCGCTACCACAACCACAGGCGCAGCCCCTAACTACTCCTTTGCGCTGACCCCTCACATGTGGATTTACCCCGCTGTATCGGCAGGCTCATCTACAATGTTCGGTCGTGGAAATGCGTATCCCCAGCGCGTTAAAGCCGGCGAAACATTCATCCTTGACGGCGTGGCTGCTGACAACGATACCAACATTCAGGTTCACGGCATCCATTACTACACGTCGGTGGGCGAATTTGGCGATAAGTCACTTTCCGGCACATTTACCGTATCCGGCGAGCGGCTCGTTGAGTTCCACGCTTCCAAACAGCCGATAGAGTTCAGACCTACGGCGGTTGAAGTAACCGCACCGAATCTGCGCGTCTTCGACATTAAGGGTGCTTCCACTGTGACGGGTAGTATCAATTTCACGTTGCAGACGCGACTTGAAGAAGTGGATATGCGCGGTACATCCATATCGTCATTCCTTATCCCCGAACCGACTGGCATAACGTCACTGTTGCTCCCGGCAACTCTTACGCGCTTGCAGTTGACTGATTATAGCAAGTTGGAAAGTGATAACTTTGAGCTTGAAGGTGTCGCCGGCATCCAAAGTTTTGAATTTGTCAACTGTCCCAACCTGAGCAGTCAGACCATCGTGTCAACCATCTGCGCCACGCCAAATAACAATCTTTCCGAGTGTAAGGTAAGCGATATTTACTGGCGCAGATTCGCCCTTGAGTATCTGATGAAACTGGCAAGCATCAAAGCAGACCTTTCGGGCAAGATTGAACTTGACGATTCCGCAACACCCACATTCGATGAAAAGATTGCGCTTCTGGATGCTTTCGGCAACATCGACAGCGAAGCCAACAAGCTCAATATCACCTATAAAAAGGTCTATCTGACTTCGATGGAAATCACGGGCGATACCTATTTCAGTCAACCCGGCACATATCAGTTGCAGATTACCCCGAATAGCCCACGTGCAAATGACTTCACGAAGATAGAATGGTCTATCTCCAAGAACTCATGCAACGCGACTATCAACGCAGTAACCGGCGAACTGACATTGCCCAAAGTTGGTACGGAAGCAGAAAAGCCCGAAGCCACGGTAACATGTAAGGCCACGCTTTCAGATGGTACTACGCTGACGGCAACCACGACCCTCGGCTTCTATTTCAGAAAGTGTCGCGTCGGCGATATTGTCTTCCATGATGGAACATACTCCGACAAACCCAACAAAAACAAAGTGGCTATTGGCGTATGCTTCTATATCGACCCCAAAGATGAAACACGCCGTCTGATGGTATCAACGCAGGAACTTTCCACCGGTATTCAGTGGGGCTTGTATTTCAATAACGGTACTGGCTCATGGGCAGAGGGTGGAAGCGACGACTTAAACTATAACATGCGCGACATAACCCTCGCGGATTCCCCCGGCTACAATGTTTACGACACGCCTGTTGCTAATATCGGTTCGCACGGTATGCAGACAAACTATGTGACCGATGCCAACTACCGCGATGAATACACTGAGGATGGCTTCAAGGAATTTGCCGACACGGTAGGCGCGGGCGATATAGGCTTCATGCGATTACCGCGTGACTATACTTTCCGTGGTCACACATACGAAACCGGCACTTATCTGCCGCGTGGCTTCTATAAGACCTTGCAGATTATCCAGCACCGCAACACTATTCTACAAGATTCAGATGTCGCACTGCCATTGCCGCAGGCATCTGCCGGCGAAACGGAACTTGAATGTCTTAACCGGTTGATGTCGGATATTGTGTTAACGCACAATAACGCTTCAAAGTGGCGACAATTCTACTACCCGGCAGCTTCGATGTGTCACGCATTTCAGCCGACAGTCAAGGCAGGAATGACGCTTAACGACAAGTTCAAGTCCGGGATGTGGTTCTTGGGTGCTATCGGCGACTACTATCGTTGCTACTGGTATCATAAGGAGCGCAATGTAGAGAACAGCCAGTTCGCTATTTTTCAGAAATGGGTGGAATTAGGGTTGTTCAACGCTTGGCGTTCTACATGGTATTGGTCATCCACCGAGAACAGTCAGTACTTCGCTTGGGGCGTCACCTTCAATGATGGCTACACCAGCGGCATCGGCAAGTGCAACAGTGGCTCGGTGAGGGCGGTCGCCGCATTTTAATCCGGTACGCAAGGGGTCGTTCCCGACCCCTTGCACTCATCGGAAACTATGTTCACCGCGAAAACGATAAACAACAACTAATAACAAATTCACTATCAATACGATAAGCAGAGCATAATCATTAAAAGCATGTCTAAACCCGCACAATTACCAATCTACCGCGCAGTTGAGCGTTTGATGATTTGGGCTATCCCGGTCGTTGAACGCTTACCTAAATCGCTTCCCTATCAAACCCTCGGAGGTTTACTCATCCGTGACATCAGAGAATGTATGGATGCCGTGATTCTGACCACGCAAGCCACCGATTACACACGCATCGAAGCCCTAAATATCTTGATTGCACGCATGACTTCCGTAAAAACGACAATGCGGGTGCTGAAAGCATCGAAGAAGATAACGGCTCAACAAGAGGTGCAATTTCTGGATTTGATAAATCCCATAGCCATGCAAGCGGGTGCATGGATGTGCAAGATTAGAAAGGAAGCATCTCCAAATTCAGACAATGATTCTGCCGACCTTCAATAAGCCGACATCATCATATCAAGGAAACATTCAAGACTACAGTTATGGATGTTATGAATTTTCTTTTATCCAATGGGTACAGCACTGGAGTGTCTTCCGTGGACGCTTTAGTTAAACGCAAATTAGCCTGTGCATTACGGTCATCCACCGAGAACAGTCAGAACAACGCTTGGAACGTCAACTTCAATGATGGCAACACCAACAACAACAACAAGTACAACAGTAACTCGGTGAGGGCGGTCGCCGCATTAGATGAAGAAATCAAGATAGGTTGGATAGATGCTTTTGATGATTGTTGTGCGAAAAAGAAATCTTCGCCACAATGCAATGCTTATCGTATTGATTATGAATTTGATTTATGGATGCTAATCGCCTCGGTCTATCAACGGAACTATATCCCGTCGATAAGCACCTGTTTCATGGTAACGCATCCGAAACTACGCGAAATCTTTGCGGCTCATTTCCGTGATAGAATAGTCCAACATTGGATTATCATCCGTCTTGAGCCGCTATTTGAGAAACGCTTCCATTCACAGGGTAATGTCAGCTTTAATTGCCGCAAGAATTTCGGCACACTTAAAGCCGTTGAAGCACTTGAACGCGACATCATAGAAGTCAGCCATAATTATACGGTTGAAACACATATCGGGAGATTTGACCTTAAATCTTTCTTTATGAGTATTGACCTGACAATACTTTGGAAACTACTAAAGTCTTTCATTATTAAAGAATATAGAGGTGATGATATAGATACCTTGTTATATCTGACCGAGATTGTGGTCTTTCATCGTCCGCAAGAGAATTGCTATCGCAACGGAGATATAACACTTTGGGATGACCTGCCGCCACATAAGTCGCTTTTTAATCTTCTTGAGCTGATAGGTATGGCCATCGGAAATCTTACCAGTCAGCAATTCGCCAATTTCTACATGTCGTTCTTTGATGAGTTTATGATTTGGCTTTGCGCCCGGTATGGATGCAAGTATGAGCGATTTGTGGATGATTTTACGGTCGTTGGAAATCGGGATATTATTTTGAAAGTCATAAGACCTTTGGCTGACCAATTTCTTGCCAAAAGACTGAATGTAACACTGCATCACGATAAGTTCTACATCCAGCCGGTAAGACATGGAGTCAAGTATGTTGGAACGGTCATCATGCCCGGTCGCAAATATATCAGCAACCGCACAGTAGGCGGCATGGTTGACAAATTAAGGATGACTACACAGGTCTGCGCGTCTATTTTACGAGGAAATCGCAATAGTCGCAAGTTGGAGCTGCTAAAACATTGTATTGCCGCACTTAATTCCTACCTTGGCTTCATGGTTCATGTGAACGGTCATAATCTGCGCCGTAGGATATTGAACAGTGCATCACAAGACTTCTGGAAAGTCTGCTATGTTCAAGGAGATTACACTGCAATAAAGATTATGAAGCGTTACAGACTGACAACTTTTCTAAAGGAACAAGAAGATGCAGAAAACGACATTGCAGTACGGCAACTCAAAGCCATTACCCGTAGAGGTTCAAAAAGACTGCGGAATGAAAATCCGCATCATAAACTTCGACGTGACAAAGGCAGGCGTAGAAAACTATGA